TTATTTATTTAACTTAACTTCTCTAATTCCGAAGTGTAAATACTCCTTATGATTCTCATCACTTTTCCATTCTTTCATATCGTTGAAATACGAAATTCTTGCTGTGTCTAAATCATCATATTCTTTCATAACTTCGAATGTAGAATAATTTGTATCGGTCGAAGCTATAGTCTGATATTTGCAATCATTTTTCTTTGGTTGTTCTTTCTTTTTTCTTGGTGGCATTATTCTCACCTACTTCCCTGTACTTCCGAAACCATTAAATCCTCTATCTGTGTCAGATAACTTATCTACTTCTTTAAATTCGATTGGAATATAAGGGAGTAGTACTAACTGTGCAATACGCTCTCCTGGATTAATAAGTCGAGACATATTAGAGTCGTTATGTAATGCAACAATATACTCTCCACGGTAGTCAGAATCACATACACCAGTGCAGTTACTAGGTCTAAGTCCTTCCTTCGTAGCCAAGCCTGATCTTGCAAAGATTGCACCAAATGTTCCTTCTGGCAACTCCATTGCAAGTCCAGTGGGAATCTTAATCGTTTCGTGTGGCGAAATATAAATTGATTCTGATATTGCAGCATGTAAATCTACGCCTGCTGAATATTCACTACCTCGCTCTGGAATAATTGCCAAGTCACTTAGTTTTTTAATGTTAATTTTTGTCGTCTTCATTTTTTTTATTCTCCTTCTTTTTGTTTAATCACAACTACTACCGATAGAATATCTCATATAATATTTGCCATTTGATTCATATATAGAGCCACCATAATAGCCATATCCATAGATGATGTCATCTGACATATCTGATTCAATTGCTACACTCACACTTGGCTGCGACTCATAATAGTCATACTTTTCCTTTGTAATTTCTCTAGTAATTTCTCTCATTTTGATAATTCCTTTCTTAAATAATTAATATAATTATCCCATTGCCCAATCGAGTGAACATATTCTTTCCCCTTTAATCCTTTGAGTTTCATATCTGCTTTTATATTCTCCATTGGATTTTGTTTTGTTACTAAAGTTTTGATAAAATTATTTGACGTGTGACAAATAGATAGAAGTTTGTCTTTCGGAACATCTGAGATAACTGATTTATATTGTGCGAGGTCTGATTCTGGGATTGTATAATTAGATTTGGGAAGATTCTTGGAGCTGAATGGTGAGATACCTGCTCCTGATGTTCGTGGTTTCAATAATGGGATTACCTGATCTGAATCTGAATATTTGAATCGAAAGATTACTTCTGAATCACCTTTTTGAGTATATAAGATGATGTTGGGATTAATTTGTTTGATTGCTTTGAGAATATTGTTTCCACGCTGCAACGATGGTATGTATGCCTCCAAAATACTGTTACCATAGTAGAAAACTTTATTGCCATGTTGGCATGATATATAAATATCACAATCTTCGTAAGTGTCATTTAGTTTTCTGTTAAAATCATTTGTGTCTCGGTTGTATTCAACAAGAAGTCGATACTTACCTTTAAATTTATCAATAAGATATGACGTATTTATCGCCTCCTTTCTTCTTTGTCTTCTAATATCCATATTTTTCCACGTTGTTCAATTACTTCATATTTATCATTTAGTTCTGTAAATGAAACTGTATCATCTATTGTTGCTTCGTATTGACATCTTCCTGTTGGAACACGTTTTTGTAATGATGTAATACTTGTTATAATTACTACTAATAATCCTACAATTATTGTTAAAAAACTTACTACAGCCATTGTTTTTATTGTTTTATAAGTAAATTTATGCGCAATAATCATAGTTACAATCATAAAAATTGCTCCTATGATTGCTATGAACGAACCTACATTTATCAAGTTTATAGTCCAAGATGGGTTTTCTAATATTTCAGTTGTATTCAGAATGTGGACACCTTGCATTGTTGTATACCTCCTATTATTTAATCGCAATAGAGTATAATTTTGTTCTGAGAAAGAGTTTTCTGAGCATCAATGACACGTTGATTCTTACTACCACGATAGGCAAGTGTAAGATCTTTCTGCTCATCTATATATTCTCCGTCAACGAGCACATTACACAATGAAATAATCTCACTGCGTTTCCTATCGTCTTCTTTCTTCTTAAAAAATAATTCATCATCATATATAATATTGGTTGATGCATTAGGTCTTGTTGATAAAATTACTTTGTGTTGTCTGTGAGATTCTGGATAGTTGATAAACACATGATATCCCGTATATAACCAAATAGATTTCTCAGGATATGAAGTACGGATTTGTTTAACTAATTTGAGGACTTCATCAAGATTATTTTCGTGTAGTGGATCACCACCACTGAAAGTAATGCCCGATATATAGTCTTTTGACAGTTCGTTGAATACCTCTTGTTTTGCTGATTCGTCAAATGGAATACCACTATCAGGATTCCAGGTTTGAGGATTTTGACAATTATAACAATGGTGAGAACAGCCTGAGAGCCATAAAACAACTCTCAAACCAGTGCCATTACATACATCTTCATGCTCTATTTTGAGATAATTCATTTTAAATTACCTCCTTGTCATAGTTTGCTACAATGTCATCACATGTAAAATCATACTTCTTTTCGGCTTCTTTTCTAACATTTACAGCATCATTAAAATCTGTATAATCACCTAAGTATTTGGTTTTATAATTAACAGTTATATATGCTGTCCACATATTCTTTTCTTTGTTGTAACTTACCCCTGTTTTACCAGAAGTATTTACTTTGCTTAAACCTCTATTGTGGGAATTTCTTTGATTAGATTTTAGAATGATATTACATTTTCGATTGTCGTCAGTATCACGAGATAAGTGATCTGGAATTGAATTTGACGATTCATATTCACCATATTTTATTTCTGCAATTACTTGATGAATCATTAAAACAGATTTATTGTATTTATCATCTATTTTTACATTTGTCACCCAATAACCTTTGTCGATATTGCCACGTTTATCAATTTTACGCCAATACCATCTTTTAACAATGTCATAATCATCTTTGTCAATAAGACACTTGTTATTATTATCGTCTAATAAATAGTATGTATTATCGCCATTATCAATAAATTTATTTGTTTTAGTAGAATATTCCTTGTTCCTTTTTGCGATTTGTTCAGAAGCATAACATCCACAAGATTGTGTATGTCCAGTTTTTAACTGATATCCTGTAACACTTTTAATTTGTGGATTACCACAATCACATTTACATAGCCAATGTGCATTCGCCCTAGTTCCATTTTTATACTCTTCTTTGTCACGTTGTAAATCTCTTCCAATTACAGTTAGCCTTCCAAATTTTTGCCCAGTTAAGTCTTCAACTCTTAAGGGATTGTTGAACTTGGAACATCCGCATGATTTAATATGTCCACACTGAATAGCAGCTAATTGATTTGGTGGTGGTATTTCGCCACAGTCGCATTTAGTTCTAACATATATTCTATGATATTTCTTATTAAAGTAACTATCGTATGATTTGTCATAGTCAATATCTGTTATTGTCAGTCGATTGTACTTCTTTCCTATTTCTGACTTAGCTTTATCTATTGCTTTGTTATAAAATACAATTCTTCGTTTCTTCTTCGTTTCTTCTGTTAAAATTCTTCCTATAAATATCACTCCTTAAAATAAGTAGTAGAGGAATTTTTATATCCTCTCTACTTATTTATTCTCTTATTATTTAAAAGTTTTGTGCGAAACTCTCATCTCTACCTCTTGCTGTTTACCCTTATTGAACGCACTCTTGTAATCACCTGTAAGATAACCAGTTACTCTACGAAGTCGTCTAATCTCTTTACATCCACACATAGGACATTCATCGGCAATATCATCTGTATATCCACAATTGGTACACATGTCATTTGGAACATTTATTGCAAAATAAGGTACGTCTTTATCCATTGCATAATTTACGATTGTTTCAAGTGCATCAATATTATTTTTTACGCTACCATTAAGCTCCGTATAAGTAATACATCCTGCACGACTATATCCTGTAAGTTGAGATTCAATATCAATTTTTTGCATTGGTGTAATTTCAACCCACACAGGGACATGGACACTGTTAGTAAAGAAATCTTTATCGGAAACATTAGGAATTACACCATATTTATCCTTGAACTTTTGCATTGAGGTGTAACATAAATTCTCGGCAGGACTAAAATATGTTCCAAAATTAAGCTTATATTCATTTTTGAACTCAGTACATCTGTCGTAGAATAACTTTTCAATTCTTTTAGCAAGTTCCATACCTTTATCTGTTGTATGATCACATCCAATAAGAATCTGAAGTGTTTCTGCCAATCCAATTTGTCCGACACCTAAAGTTCCATGTTTTAATGCAGATACAATCCCTTCTTCTGGAATATACCCTTCCATAACACCATTTTCATACATAAATTTTGCTGAATCCGGCGACTGAGAACAAATCCACTCGAATCTTTCAAGCAACATATCTTTTGCTTCATGGATTTTTTTATCAAGTAAAAGCATAAAATCATCAATTAAATATTCTTCCGAATAATTTACTCCTAAATCATTTATAATCTTTTCTTTTACTTCCATTGCCAATGTAGGTATAATAATTGTCACAGGACAGATATTACCTCTTCCATCTTTCAACTGACCAAATCCATTAATGTCCCATGTATTAGCGGTACGGCAGCCCATTGTGCTGAAATATGTCTTCGGATCGTTTTTATCATATCCATCATTACCCGACCAATCCACATTAGCATAGTTTGGATATAATCTCTGAGCAGTTGAACTTAATGCTAATCTGAACAAATCATAGTTTGGATCTCCCGGTTTTCTATTTACACCTTTCATACACTGGAAAATACCACATGGGAAAATTGATGTCTTATGTAACTTACCAATACCTTTAATAGAAACATCAAGTAATGCTTTAGTTACCATACGACCTTCTGGTTCTGTACATGTTCCATAATTGATTGAAGTAAATGGGAGCTGATTACCTGAACGGCTTTGAAGAGTATTAAGATTATGATAGAGACCTTCGACTGCTTGATATACTTCCTTAGTTGTCATATTCATCGCATATTCATATGCTTTGTCATAAAGTTTGTATTCATCATTGTCTATACCAGCATCTGTTGGAATGTGATTAAATAAATCTTCTTCGTTAATATTGTGAATGTATTTTAATCCGTCTATATAATGCTTTCTGAAACTTTTTCTTACATATGGAATCATTGTCCAATCAAGATGAGTTGCTGAAACCCCTCCAAACTGCTGTAAAGACTGTAATTGAAATATAACAGCCACCAACTGAAATGCGGTGCTTACTGATTGAGCAGGTCTTACATCTGTTTGTCTTGTATTAAATCCATTGGCAAGTAATTTATCAAATGGAATACTGAGACAGTTATGCATTCCAACGGCATATGAGTTAAGGTCATGGATATATATCTCATTGTTCAAATGATTACTTCTTGACATTTCTGACATGCAATTATCTAATGCATACTGTTTTAGTACAGTATCACTTGCCTCTCCAACTCTACCTCCAAATGATTTTTCATCAATATTGGCATTTTGATTTTGAACGTTTGATGCCGTAAGTTTTTCTTTGATAGACTTCATAAGATGAGTATTCTGTTCACGCACTCTCGTTCTGTCATTTCTGTAAATCACAAAGGCTCTAGCAACATCTTTACGTTTGCCATCCATAAGCATCGTTTCAATAATATCCTGAATACCTTCAACATTCATAGATCTTTTATTTAATGCATCTATGTGATTTGTAATTACTGTAGCTTTTCTTTTTGCTTCTGGTGTAATCTCACCATCTACCTCTTTGAAAGCAGCAAGAACAGCTTTTGTAATCTTGTTACGATCAAAATCAACTTTTCGACCATCTCTCTTAATTATTTTCAAATTTTATCTCCTTTCTCGATTCCACAAGAAATCAACCTTTCTTTTCAATTGTTAATGTTGCATTATATTTTTCAACACGGGTTTCATCATGAAAAAAGAATCCAATACCATCGTCTAATCTTACTACATTTGAATAGTCGTTATCGTCCAATAATCTTATTTTTGAATCGTAATTAATAAACATAGTATTAATTTTCATATATGTATACGTATCATATTTGTTATGATACAATTTAAAGACATCTCCGACATTTAAATTTTTAAATACATCGTATTCTTCTTGTGTCTTCTTACATTTAATTGTCATATGTGTTTCCTCCTTATCTAATACATTCTTGTCCATTAGGACATCTCCTTAAATTCAACCTCCAAGAACGTGTAGGATCATCGCTATCATCCCATACATCTTGGAAGCTACTGATTGTAAATTCATTATCACCATGCGTAGCATAAATAAATCCGTCAGGCAATCTAAGTAACTGCTGCGCTAACTCGTGACTCATCATCTATAGTTTTATTATCTCCTTTCATCAAAAATTGTTTAATATCTTGCCAGTTTTTTGCACGAAATCCTGTCCAATCTTTATTCCACTCATAAACATCACCATAACAAATATTAACCAATGCATTGCTGGTAATTAAATTTTTCATATTATCATCAATCAACACACCTGTTGACATATCAATAGATGATTTATCAAAATGTTCTTTTGAATTTACACCGATAAATTTACAGAATGGCAGATGCTTTTGAATCCATAATTCCTTTGCTTTGAGATTTGGTGAATACCCTAAAGAAACAATTGTAATATTATAGAAATCTTTGAGTTCATTTAACACCTCATATGCCCAATCCATATAAGTTAGTTTGTTAAAGAAACGAGGTGTATTGAAATATGTATTGACTACATCTGGTGTTGTACAATTACACTCTTGAAAGTCCCAAGTCTCAACTTCCCACCATTTAACGGGATGAAAAGCTTTATAATATTTAAAATCCTCATTATAGAGTTCGCATATACTGGCAATAGTGTTTACAATCGTTGAATCAAAATCAACAAAGAGATCCTTTTTCATCTATCTCCTTTCTTGAACTAATCCACATGTATATTCCTCTCCTAATGCTTTAGGCATATCAAATTGTCCACCACATTTAATACATTCACAATAATATACACGAGAATTAGGATCACATTTAATAATTTTATACTTTTTATGTCTACACAGTGTCTTAAACACTTCACATCTCTCCTAATCTTTATGTTTTTCTAATTGAATAATTCTCTGAACTTCTTCAATTGCATCTGATAATTTACCAGAGTTATTTATAATGTAAGAATAGTTCACTCCCGGATAAAACTTCATAAATTCCTGTTCTTCCTTCTTAAAATTAGCAAACCAGTCATCATAATTATCACGCCTCTTAGCTCTCTTCATCAGCGTATCATTATCACATCGAATCCAAATATCTATTAATCTAAGATTGGGAATATTTTTTGTTTTGTCTAGCAATTCGGCAAATCCACTTGGATTAATTACATAAAAATCATTATTCATCAACTGTTGCTTTGTCGCAAAGCTACAATACCCAACTCGTTCAGTATAAGCCACCATATCGGCTCTATATTTATCAACTTCTGAATCGGAGATAAAAGTATGCCCACAATTATCTCCTACTTCATTACTTCTTCGTGGACGAGTTGTATATGACTGCAAGATATTCATATTTAGATTCTTTGCTACGGCATCAACAATAGTTGTCTTTCCTGATGCCGTTCTTCCAATTATACAGTAAACCTTATGAGTCATATTTTTCCTCCTTCCTTACCAATCTGTCGCAATATCAACTTGTGTTGGATTTTCAGCTGCAAATCCGCCTGTATCAAGTACAATACCTGTACCAAGCGATGTCTCAACTGTTGATCCTCTTGGGTGCACGTCTAAATTAGCTGCTACAATAACATAATCACCATACATTTTTACACCATCTTCACGAACCCAATACTCACCTGGGATACCTGCTGCTTGAGCATTCGATACCACCTGATCCATGTTTAGATTATAATATGTTTCTTTTTGCTCTCCGTGATAATTCACTCCACCAGATGCGGTTAATCCTGATGTGCTATAATACTGTTGAGATTGCGTTGTCGGAGAAGGTGAACTAACACATTCTTCTTGTACTTCCTCAATCTCGACTTTATCAGGAATAACCATTACCACACCATTCTCTTTCATAAGTTCTCTATCGTTATGTAGTTCAATTGGCGAAGTCAAAGTAGAATCTGTCTCAGTTGCATCTGATTCAGTAGCATCACTTACTGTTGCAACTGAATTGAATTCTTGTTTGTATAAACTTAATTCGTGTTCATATTCTCCACACTTATGACGCAGTTCAATAATTTCTTTGTTCTGTTGTACAAAGCAAATGAAAATGACAGCCATAATAATGAGACAACACATCTCATAAGCATAAGTTAATAAATTTACATGTTTCGTTGAAATAATAACCAACTCCTTTGTATTAAATATTTGATGGAAACCATCTATAGATATATTCTCTGAAAAAATGAAAAAAATAATTGAAATTAACAAGACAACATTGTGATAAGTTCTTCTTCTGTGATTACAGGAACTCCTAATTCATGTGCTTTCTTCGATTTTGACGAACCAGCATCCTCATTACAAACAAGAAACGATGTGTTTTTAGATACACTGCCTGTAACTTTACCACCACAATCTTCTATTGCTTTCTTTGCTTTATCACGATTCTCAAATTTATGTAGAGAACCTGTAATGACAAATGTTTTGCCATTCAATGATGTATTTGATAAGTTTGTTTTTTCTTTTGTCGTGAATGTAAATTCCTTAGATAACTCCCAAATATCAGAACAATGCTCATTAAAATAGTCATTCAATGAATTAATTAGTGCATTGCCGACACCAGACAAGTATTTGAAATGTTCTGCACCACCTATCATTTGTTTCATCCAAACGCCAAACTCATAGTCAACTGATTCTGCAATCATTCTACTTGCAGACTTACCTAATAATGTGATTGATAATGAATTTAAGAAATGTTCGAGATCAACTGATCGAGATTTTTCAATAGAGGCAAGAAGCTTATCTACTGATTTCTTACCAAATCCGTCTAAAACTTTCATCTCATTTTCATGATCTGATAGATGATAAATATCCTTAATGGAAGTCAACCAACCAAGATTGATGAATTTTTCTATTGTAGATTCTGAAAGACAATCAATGTTGAGTGCGTTTTTACTAGACGCATGTGTAAGTTTGCCAAGCAATTTACCTTTACAATTTTCGTTAGTGCAGTAAAGAACTTCTGAATCATTATCCTTGACAATTTTTGTTGAATGATTACAAATGGGACATTTATCAGGGATATGAAGATAAGTCTTTTTACTATCATTGTCTTGTTCTGCCCATCGAATTTGTGGAATTATGAGGTTTGCCTTAAACACGCCAATATGCTGACCAATCCAAGGCTTATCCATAATTTCTTTCATTACTGAAATATTATGAAGTGATGCTCTTTCTACAGTTGTTCCATCAATTTCTACTGGCTTAAATACTGCCGTAGGACAAAGACTTCCTGTTTTACCCATTGTCCATTCAATATCTAATAGTTCTGTTTCTACTGAATCATTAAATGTTTTATAAGCGATTCCATTCCTGAAATGGTGACTTGTATTACCAAGTGATTTACCATAATCAATATCATCAAACTTAAATACAACACCATCTTGAGGAAGATTTTCTTTTTCTGCAATATTAATAAAATTATCAATATGTATCTGTAACTGATTAAATTCATTTATTGTAATATCGTAGCATGGAACTACATCAAATCCAAGTATTTGAGCGTTTAATAATCTTAAATAAAATGAATTATTATCTCCTTCTATAACTTCCCAAGCATACCAAGATAGTTTTCTATCTTTTACAACCGATGTATCAAGACTTGATAATGTGCCTGCTGCTAAATTACGGCTATTCTTATATTCTCCGTTTTTGTTTATCTCGGTAAAATCATCTAATTTAATTAATGCTTCACCATCAATTATATAAGTTCCTTCCTTATTGATATGCAATGGAACATTAGTAAACTGTTTAATGTGTTCTGTCACATCAGATCCAACTACACCATTTCCTCTTGATTCTGCTAAAACTAAATCACCATCTTTATAAGTAAGACGTACAGTTAATCCATCAAGTTTTACAGAAGCCACAAGATTATGATTATTTGCAAATTTAACAATCTCTTCTGTGCTGTGGCACTTTTCAAGTGATAACATTGGTGTTTTATGTGTCACCTCTTTTATACTATCTAATACTGTTGCACCAACATTCTGTGTTGGACTATTTGATAATATAATGCCTGTTTCTTCTTCCCACTGTCTAAGTTCTTCTAACTTCTGGTCAAACTCAGCATCACTCATAATGGGATATGCTGAATTATAATATTCGTAAGATGCTCTATTGAGTTCTCTTACTCTTGCTCCAATATCTAATTTATTAATACCATTCACCTTCCTTATTGCAATTTTGTTGAATGTAATCATAATTTTTAATACAATCTCTCATAGCCGATAACGGATCTGTACCATATCCAAGAATACATGCCCCACTATATTCATAGCCAAGAACTTCTAATGTTACAACACAATCGCTGCCAGAGAATTCATCATCATTACTGACGGTAGAGAATTTTTGATTTTTCTTCATCCAAGGCGAGTTGAGTGCAACAGCATATTGATGCAGTGTATCATGATTTATTTGTTGTGTTTGTGTAGTGTCTGCAAAGATTTGACTTAAACTTTCATCATAATAATACACTTCTTCATTCTCTTCTTCATCCCAATATCTACCAAGTTCTTTTATCATTTTTGTTCTCCACAAAATTCTTTTACGTATGTAAGCATCTCTGATTCTTCTGGAAAGAACGGATCTCGTTTCTTTTCGTTCTGTACCCAACCTAAAAAGTTCATCCAAAACTGTCCTACTCGCCAATCAGGCATATATGTCATGTGTAATCGGGTTATTTCGTTGTAAAAGTTATATAATCTATTTGGATTTCTAATATTAATCACCTTCCTTATTTATTTCTAATCTCACAATATCAATTGCTCTTTCATATGCATCTTTTAATCCTTCTGCATAATCTATGCTGCAACTGCTAACAATTCCGTATCGTCTTTTTAACTGTACTATAACATTATCCACATTATAGACAGTTGGTTGCTTTTTAATTACACCAATCAAGTGTTGAGGTTCATAAAACATATCCATAAAGCCGTTCTTTTCTGCATAGTTTCTGTCTCTTATCATCAGTTCAATTAATTTATCTGCATCAATCAATCTCATTCCATGTCCTCCTTTCATAAAAAGAAATGAACATTTACTTCGTTACTATAACTGTTCCATCTGAATTTAGTCTTGGTGTCATACCACCAGCTCCACCATACATTACTTTGTGTGAATAAATCCAATAATGAACACCTGTATCTGGATCAATAAATTCAAATATATCTGAGTTGTTAATCTTTGCTGTACTGCTTGTTTTCTTTATCATGCTAACTTCTCCTTTGACTGTAAAACCATTCATTATACAAATCATATCTATTTTGGATATTAAACCAATCAATTTCTTTATTGTTGTCATTTAACCATTTCCTAAATTGTGCAATCTTGCCGCAACAACCAAATTCAGGGCAACCTGCACGATAAATACAATGAGGAACTAACACATCTGATTCATAAGGATGTGTCTTATGTAATTCAATTTTGAAGTCTTCTGCCAATTCAACTGCTTCTGGTGTAGCATTGCCACACAATCTTTTTCTCCAACTATCAATAAGGTTTTGCATATTAGCATAACCATCAAAATTGACCAATGCATCTTGTGGTTTCTTTCCTCGTGGAGTATCATCAACCAATCTATCATCTCTTTGAGAACTAATAAATTTTTCGAACCGATGCCTACTCCATTCAGTGCTTAACCAGTAATAAATCCTTTTCCAAGACCAATCAAATTCAAGCAATCTAATCGGTGTATGCTCAGAAATAAGCAATTTCTTCTTGAAGGTATCTGTTGCTTCATTTTCTGTAAAATCTTTATTATCCGTGGTTCTACAATGATTCTTTACTCTCTTCCAATCATCACTAAACCAATTAAAAACTGTTTTCAAAATTAATCCTCCTATTTGTCAAATCTCAATGAAAGTTTAGTTTCATTCGATTCTTAAAAATCGTTTATTTTCAAATCAATCACTCAAAACCCTTGATTTATAATGCTTTCAGAGCATTGATTTTTATAAAATTCGGCAAATCCTTAAAAATGCCGTATTTTACTCAATTTTTGATGATTTCCAAATTTTCATGCCCTGAAACCCTTGATTTTACTAGGGTTACAGAACAAAGGAAATCCGTCTTTCCTTGGCTTTTTGAGTCTCTGAAACGCCCTATTTATGGGCATTCCAGAAATCTAAATTTGTTATCTGATTCTCAAACTCTCTCCCTGTGGCTCTAAATGACACCATTCACAGTTAAGTGAACCATCCTGACCTTCAAGACCATTCTCTTTTAAATATTCTCTTAATTTATCTCCATTAACTGCGTCTGGCTGCTTAATGCGATACTCTTCTGGAATATTCTCTACATCAACATCAATTGTAAGCTTTCTCTTACCACCATTCCTCTGAATATTGAATGAGAATAAATCAGTTGTAAACTTCTTCTTACCAGTTGCTCTCATGCACATTTCAAGATTCTGCTTTAACCACTTAATTCTATTCTCATATGTCTTTTTACGAGATGTAAGTCTATCATTCTCCTTCTGAATTCCATCCACATCTGCTTCAAGAGCTTTGATAATCTTTGCATATCCATCAGCCTTGTCCTCAATCTCATACTCAACTGATTCAAGAGTATCCATAATTACCTGCTCGTCTACTTCTTCATCCTCTAACATATCTAAAAGCTGAAGGAATTGTCCTGTTAATTCATAAATGTTCGCCATATATTTATTCTCCTTTTTCGTCTTCTTTTAATCTATAAGCGTTTTCAAGTAACATATCTTTTAAAAATGTCTGCTTTGTTTTTACCTCTTTTGTTTGGATGGCTTTTGTAATAGCATAATTGTTACCAACTAACACACAATATTTCTTTGCTCTTGTGATTGCTGTGTAAAGCAATTCTGAATTATTCATTATGTAACTTCCTGTGTCCATACCAACAATGGTTGAAGTAAAGCCAGATCCTTGCATTTTATGAACTGTACAAGCATATGCAAGTTCAAGATTTTTTGAATCACCTTTACTGAATAACACTTCACCAATACCAACAAAATCAATTGTGCAATATCCGTTATCTTCGATTGCTTTAACAATGCCTATATTTCCATTAAATACAGGTGTTACATCGCCATCAGGATTTGTACACTTATAATTATTTTTTGTGTTAAGTACCTTATCTCCAACTCTAATCATATATTTCTTAGCTTCATCATTCTTTTTCTCTAAGAAAATTTCAATCTCATTACCATCATTGAATTTTGGATTATAAAGACTTTGGATTTTTGTGTTAAGATTATAACAAGATAGTTCCCCTTTTAATCTCATAGGAACACATACTTGAACTTCCATGATGTCGTTGAATTTTTCCATCTCTATTTGGAAGTGTCGAATAATACAATCTGCCATAGACTCTTTTGAATTTGATATATCTAATTCCATATCTTTTAATTCACCAAGAATAGCATTTCCTTCAAATTTATTATCAAAAATCTGTTCCTGATTTGCTACTTTAATTGATGTTGGAATGATACCACTCATAAGTGCCTGTCTATGTGGCTTTGTAAGTTTTACAACTGGGAGTACATTACTATCAAGAATATCAGCGAATACCTGGCAATTACCGATTGGAGTAAGCTGTTGAACATCTCCCATAATAATTACTTTTGCGCCTGTTGGAATTGCTTCTAATAAAGATAAAAACAATGTACCGTTTATCATAGTTGCTTCATCAATCAGAACAATATCTACTGCTAATTTATTCTCTTTATTGAACATAAACTCGCCATTTTGATATCCTAAAGCTCTATGAATTGTACTTGCAGGTAATCCAGTCGCTTCTGTGATTCTTACACTTGCTTTACCAGATAACGCACAAGCTAAAATATTGTAATCGTCATATAATGAACAAATACCATTGGCTGTGCTGGTTTTTCCTGCACCAGCCAGACCAGTCAAAGCCATAACATGATTATCAAGACTCAATTTAATAGCAGCTCTCTGTTCTTCTGTAAAATCAAAACCCTGCTTTTCTTCTACTTTTTTAACAATTGATTCCCAATTACCAATATTAAATGACTTTGGAATATAATCATCGTGAATACTTACCTCATCCGAGTCATTTTCTACTACTTTCATAAGTCCAATCTGAAGTCTTATGAGTTCTTTCATTATGTTATTCTCCAAATTGTAAAACTTTTTAAGTGCAATTTTCGATCCATTATCAAGTACAACTACATCTTCATTATCAATCATTTGTTTTGCAGTAGCATTTACAACCTCTTCTGGTACAAATCCCAAAGTATCATACAATGCTTTCATAAGTTCCTGATAATTAAGATAACTCTTGCCTGCTTCTCCTTGGTCATTTAAGTGATGTAATAAAAATCCTTTGATTCGTCTAATGTCATATTGACCAATTCCTACTTTACAAGCAACTTCATCTGCCTTTTTGAATCCTACACCGTCCACACGCACTAAATCGTATGGATTATTCCTCACAATATCAATTACTGTATCTGGAGAATGGTAAAAATCCACTAATTTTTTGATGAATGTATGAGTCAACCCTAACTGCCCAAGTTCCATGTAAATAGAACTATAATCTTTTGATTCTTCGTATTCATCAATCATTTTTAAAGCTACCTGATTACCAATACCTTTAATTTTCATAAGAGATTTTACATCTCTATTCTCCAAAAGCTGAATCACATCGTCATATTCATCAAATAACTTATCAACAAGATTCTCATTCAATACATTTTTGAGAAATTCTTTTTGCTTATCCTTACTTGAAATATCAATACATTTACTGATATATACAATCTCATATGTATCACCATATTGTTCGTGTGTTTCGGCTAATTTACAAAACACCTTATATGTTGTTCCATATTCAATTGTGCAGCAATTTCCTTTCATCTTGATTGTATATAAATCGTCTACCTTATTTTCAAGCCATTTTGTTATAACGGCACTGAATATGGCGAATTCACCAGATTCAACTTTTTTACAATACTTTGGATAGAAAATCCTATCCAAAGTACATTCAAATTTTAAAATCTTTTCCTCTTCCACTAGCATACCTCACAATCCGTTAGAAGCGAATTTCCTTTACCATACTTTCTATAAACAATGTCATATTGGGTAATCACATCATATTCTTTGTCTATATCAGCAACTACAATGTTTTTTCCTTCATCATCCTTACCTACAATCTTCATACCAAATTGTTTCTCTGAGTTTTTAACATCAATGATATCACCATCCTGTAAAGGAAGAATTTTAAATATCTCTTTCTTAATCTTCCTATACTGAATTTCTCCGTTTCCCATGTTATAAAGAATTAGATTTGGAGCAATGATATTTCGAGTATTTAAAACAAAATATCTATTAATAAGTTTTGAATCTTTATATCTTACTGTTCCAAACTTATTAACTTGCATCTCCATAATTTCATATGGATCAATGTGTTCATCTGGAATATAATTGAATATTTCTAAAAGAGCTTTCTTAGAATTTAGATTGTTATAAGATTTTCCTGTTTTCGACAGTTCAGCATTAGAAATGACAATAGATTTGATGTTTTCATCAGAGATTTTTTTATTCAACGTAGTTACTGTCATTTTATCTTTCCCATATAACATAAGAAAATAATCTCTAAACAGTAACAATTTTTTTGTCTTTCCATAATTTGAACAACAATCTGCAATAAGATACTGTTCTAAAACTTTCTTCGTTATATTATTCTCTGAACACTTCTCCAAAAAGTCATAAAATGTAGGACTCTCACACATACATTTGAATAAAATATTTGGCGTTTCATCTACTTTTTCTTCATCTTTGGTTAAAAACATCTCAATTCGTTTCTTTGCTTCATTGATGTAATACTCTTTGTCTAAATATTCAGGAATATTCTTTTCATGAATATCTTCATTATCTATAAATAAATGATTAGGTGTATTTGCAAACTGTTCATAGGATTTAACACCTTTTTCTACTTTCAATTTATAAATAGATCCGTCTGATGTTCTTTTGCTGGCAAATACTCTATGTACTTTACCCTTTAATAATTCTCCATTTATTGAAGTAATCTTTCCATCTTTTGCAGCTATACCATTGCCATACCAAATCTCTTTGTATTTTGCAGACAATTTAATGACCTTTTGGAACTTGATATATTCTGTACATTCATTGATTGTCTGTTCAACTGGAATTCCAGATGCAAGGTAATTTCTAACTGCATCATTGAGAATAGGTAAATCATTATCAATAGGTTTATTGAATTTTACCATTGCGCCTTTACATTCCAATTTACCATTCTTCATAACTGCAATGTAGTTATTTACATCCTTTTGAATTAACTTGGTGTATTCATCAATCTCAAATTCCATTTTAAGTCGTTTACCTACATCATTTGTGATTTCAATTACCTTATTCTTCATATCTTCATTCTCACAAAGAACAAAAATACCATCTGTATTTGTTTGTAATAATCTGCAATAAGGTTCAAGCTTATCAATCAAATCAAGAATAAACATCTGTCCAAATATACAAGTCAGATTTGCCATTAACGGATCATAAGATGGATTATTTCTATCTTTTCCTGCTCCATATACACCATTTATCATAGGTTTTAATGCCTTATTCTTTGGATTACCTTCAGCTTTAAGTTTCAATCTGAAATTTCTCATCTGTTTAAAGTCATCAGGATTCTTAAATTTTCTACTCAACAATCCATACTCAATATCTGTTGTTGGATACATAGATGCAACATCGGCATGAAGAATAATTCCTTCAAACACAGCCTGTTTATCATCTGCACCATGACATCCTCCCCATGCAAATACATGAGGAATTCCTGCAACTGTACAGCATAACTGATTGTTATGTTGATCATCTTCGGAACGTAAATGTTCTTTATATCTCCAATTCTTAGGATTGAGATACCATTCTGAAATAAATTTATATTTATCTGATAATTGGATTGTTTCAGGAAGACGAATATCAAATTCATCATCGAGAGTGTGCTGGTTCACAGCATTTAGAATTTTTGGAGAAACTGCCAACTGAACTTTTGTTTTCGTGAAGTATGACATATCAAGTCCATACAACTCGATAATATCTAACTGACCTTCAAAATCATCCCAACAATAATCAAGAACTCTTAATACCTCGATTACATCATGTCTGTTGTAATATAATGTCTGTCTTATTTCTTCGTCTGTAAGTGGTCTGTCAATATTAAAGTCCACTTCTGTCTCACGAATATCATCACCCATAAATGCTTCCAACTGCTTTAAAGATTTATCTTTAAGAATAGCATCATAATCATTCAGAGGATAATTTTTCGCATTTTTCACTACTTGAAAAGGTTTCTTACCTTCTTTGATGAGCTTATCATTTACATATCCGACATTCATTCCATCAAGAATACCTTTAAAAATTCCTGTATCATATTGTCTGCCGTTATATGAGATAAAAATATCATCCTTATGTTTGTTATAGAAATCTGTTAATTTTTGTTTATCATTTACTACTACAACTTCATTTGTTCTATCCTCGTGATTAATAAAAGTTACACAAAACCAATTAATCTTCGAGTACACCTCGAAATCGTAGCCCCAAATCTTACTTTTATCTATTATTTAAACCACCGCCTTATCCGAAAAATCCTTGTACTTTGTCACTTTTATAAAACATCCAATCTTCAACTATTACTTGAGCAGCTTTACCAGATTTATAATCAATCGAAAATCTACCGACAATATCAAATTCAAAATTATCTCCAATGGAAATAATCTCTTTGTATAAAGAAGCTAGTGAACTACCTTTTGTCTGCTTTACAAATTTAATATTGTGATATGTAAATTCAATCTTATTCTGTTTTGAACCCAATAGATAAAGATTATATTTATTACACGGAATATTCTTAATAAGAAAGATAGGTTCACTTACTGTGTTACCCCAAATCGCATCCCATTTTGCAACATTTTTAATGATTTGATCATGAATCTGATTTGCATCATACACGTTATATACATGATATGTTGGCTCATCAATCTTTCGCATTGTAGAAAGTAATAAGAACAGCTTGTTTGTGTTTTCAAAATTAATCTCACATCCAAATGCTCCTGGATGACCTTCTACCTTATTAAATAATCCTGTATCTTTACACCATTGATTAAAGTCTAATATTTCACATTTATCACTACCACGACCACTTCCTTTACAAATATCACCTCTTCGTCTCATCAACAAACATGGTCTTTGATACTGATCAGCAAGTCTATTAGCAATAAGACCTGTCGAATTACTATCAACATCATCTCTTGCATTACATACAAGAATAGGTAATTTGTCCATATTAAACTTATTAATTTCCTCAGATAAAACAGCAGCACTTTCCTCTGTTATTTTTTTCTGTTTTCTATTTGATGATTGGCAAGCCTTTAGAATGTATTCTTGAATAGTCATATTGACTACACCTTTTCCTCGTACTTTTCTGTCAAGCATCTCATCTGAATTACATAGTGCTTCAAACATATAACACTTATCTTCATATTCTCCCAATCGAATCATTGAGTTCATAAGAGGACATACATAAAATCCAATTCCGTTTATTGTGATTTTATTATTCATTGAATACATTTGAGCCTCTACTAGAACAGATATTAGTTTATTTTTATTAACTTTATTTCGTATCTGTTCCAATCCTTTTAATATAAGGTATCTTGTTTGAAGATTAACTATATCAGCTCTATCTCCAATCATTCCCAATGCAACTAAATCCAAATAATCATCTGCATAATTTACACCATAATACTTATCTAATAGCTTTGTAAATTTATATGTAACTCCAACTCCTGTCATAGCTTTGTCAGTTATTTTATCTGAAAGCTGATTGTTTACTACTATCGCTGGATTATCAGATGCATCAATACTATGATGATCTAAAATAATAATATCTTTTCCACGTTCAATAAGTTTCTTACATTCTTTTGAATCTCCTGATCCTGCGTCTGGTACAATAATGAGTTTTGAATCATCTTCACACATTGAATCCACAAATTCAGATAATCCATGTATTTTACCTTTATGAATGAAGCATCTTATTTCAATGTTTGGATTTATTCTTTTTATGTATTGATAGATATTAGATGCTGATGTAAATCCATCAACATCACAATCCACTAATAAATCTATCACACTTTTATTTTCAATATGTTTTACAAACACATCTCTTGCTTTCTCAATATTATCAAAGAGCAATTCACTCTCTGTATTTTTAACAGTAGGATTCAGGAAGGAGTTTATATCTTTGATACCTTTTAATTTCAAAATATCTTCCAACTCATTTCCGAACCTTACGTGACCTAATACATCGTATTTGAAACTCAAATCTACACTCCTTCCTTATTGATTAGTTCCTACATATATTTTATTCTCCATTAGTTGAAGTAAAGTTTCTTTTCCTCTATCTGTTGGACTATCCTTATATTCAAGTAAGTCATTTGTGTCCCAAAGAACCGAAACAGTTACAAACGGACTCAATTTGTCAACGATTTTATCTTTTATATGTTTAGCCCATTTTTTACATTCATCAGAATCAATAGTTTCATATTGCTTGTCCAATGCGACTATAACCTCTCTCACACCAAGCATTAAAATCATTCCTTTTTGATAATCGGTTAGATTACTTCCACATAACGCAACTGTAAAATTATCTTCTCCAAACATTGTGTCTGTCTGGAAAACAGATTTTTCAGCTTCTACTAGCATGATTTTTCTTTTCTTCTGAATAGCTTTAAGGTTATGATTTAATCCAAATAGATTCATTCCAAGTGAATGATTATAAAATCTTCTTCCAACTTTAAATGGAGTATATTTACCAAACAATTCAATATCTTCATCTATTAAGGATCTTCCACGAACTCCTATCAATTGATTATTCACATCAAAATGAGGAATGATAATTTTCTGTTGCCATGTAGAATAAAGAATATTGTATTTTTCCATAGTCTCTATGGATATTCCCTCTTTAATCCATTCGTCTGTGTACATCTTTTGAAATATATTCAAAACACTTTTATCATATGGAACTAATGGTTTTTCTTTGGCTTCTTTTTTACTACTCTTCTTATACTTCCTAATGAATTCCCAATCAGATATTTGTTCTTGTTTTCCGAATCCATATTCACAATTATCGAGATTAAGCTTTACACATATCCAATTAATTGCTTTCTGAAATTCTTCTTGTTCATAATCTTTATATCCCATTACTACACCAATAATGTCCAACTGACCACATTCTGTATAGCAATGGAAAGACATTGAATCTTTATAATAATACAATTTAGGCTTTGTACCATGATGACATATGGTATCTGTAATCCACATATCATCATCTTCATAATAGAAAGTCGCTCCCATTTCTATGAGCAACTTTCTAATATCTTCTTCTTTTAACTTCTCTTTTAATTCTTGGGCGGTCATCGTATACCTCCCTACTTAGATACTTTTGATAATTCTGTCGCTAAATCTGAACCTGAAACATCTACATCTGTTTCAATAATTCCAACATCGCCTACATCATCGAGCTTAAAATCAATAAGTGTTTGTTCAATATCAGTTATGAGTTCATAATTGTAATCTGTTACAAAGCAGTCAACTTCTCTCATAGTTCCCATATTAAGCTTTGTCCAAATAATAATTGTCTTCCACTTACCACCACGATTTTTAAATATGTAATATGACATATTCGGAACTAATTTTCCAAAACTTCCATCACTTTCAAGAATTGGTTTTAGCTTTTTTAAATCCTTATGAGTTACAGGAAGTGCTAAAATACCACCATCGGCTTTCTCAATAATAGCCTTTGAACCCTTTAAAGCACCGGCATCCTTATTGTTGTCTTCTTTATAGTTGTCATTTAACTGTGTTGCTGAACCCAAATATATACAAAACTTATTACATACAGACTTTAATGCTGCACTGAATAAGAAAAGAATCTGATCGGTTCTTAATCTTGTGTGTGTTTTATTGTAATAATATTCATATAATGAAGGGGAATCGTTGATATAGTCAAAGAAACAAGCGACTATTCCATGATTTAAGATATATTTTTCGATTGTTTCAGAAATGAGATCAATAGTAAAATCAGGCATATACTCAACATAATATTCATATGTTTCAATATATTTTGCTGATTCTTCAAGAATTTTTTCTTCTTCTGGTGTAATGTCATCCCAAGTTTCAATTCGATCCTGTTCAATACCACTTACATGTGCAAGAATAATATCCTGAATTTCATCTTTTTCCAACTCAGTAGAAATAAATAATACTGGCTGACTATCACCTGTAGATATCCATTCCTTTTTACTCCAATCATATATTCGGTCAGATACCATATTGCAACCGTCAGCAAGAGAACTTCTTGATTTACCACCACCAGATACAGAACTTCTTAATATGTATTTCTTTGGTCGCATACCTCTATACACAGTTGTTAAATATCCAGATTGAAAAGGATAACCATATACATTCTGCTGTTCTTTATGTTCTCTTAATCTATCTGTAATTCCATCTCCTGCTTTGAACGAATAATTATCTCCAAACATATTCTTCCACATTGATTTGAAATCCATAAATTTATTATTTATTTCATTGAGAACATCCATACTTGTCAATTTATTGAATGCTTCTAGCTTCTCATCATCATTCTCATCATATAAAAAGCTGATATCCATTTTTAATGATTCTACTGCATTTCTAACAATTGAATACTTACGAACATCGTCATAATATTTACCAACATTCATGATTTTATCAGAAGACATTTCTATGGCTGACTCAATATATCCCCAACCATCATTATTCTTCCAAAGTGATATTGCCGTATCAAATTGAGAAATCTCATTTTCAATATCAATAGGTGTAATCTTTTCAACGTTACCCTTTTTTGCAATGTTTACGATTGCTCCCCAAATCATTTTATGAAAATTCTCAGGATAATCATTTGTATTTGTTGAATATTTTTCATCCAATACATATCTTGGATTCAAACAATAACATCCAAATAATAAGAAAATAGCCTTTTTATCTACCTGTTGATTAAAATTAATTTGAATCACCACCTTCTAACAAATTTCCCAAATCTATCAAAGATGCTGATTTTTTATTAGAGTTCATAGAAGTTTTTTTAACAACTTTTGTTTTAACTTCCACATCTGACAATTTGTTGATTTGCTCTTTTAATTTTTCTTGCTGTAAATAATAATCCTTTGCTTCATCGTAATAATGTTTAATTAATGCTACACCATACTTTCCAATCAAGGACTTATTTAATATTTCTTTGCAGTACCAAAGTGTATAAGTCATAGCTGCATATGAATATCCATATTCAGTTTTAAGTTCCTTAATTTGTTTAAGCATAAAACCTGTTGGTTTATCTAACTCATAGTTATTACAGATGAATTCAATTAACTGTTTATATTCAGTAGATTCTCTTTCAATTTTCTTATAGCACTCTTCACAATATGTTTTTGAAGCATGTATGTATCTTTCTTCTGGTTGTAATTTCTTACCACAACCTTTACATGTTGATAATCTAGCCATATACACCTCTTCACAAAGAACAGGAGGGAAGAATCCCTCCCTTATTTCTAAGCCTTAATTCCAAATTTCTCCACTAACTCTTCGAGTTCCATAACAACAACCTTTGTTAAATCAAGCTGTGTATCTCTAAGAGTATCAAACATCTTTACATTTCCATTATCATCAAGACCAAGATTTCTCTGAAGAACAGCCGTTGCTTCGGCAAGATGACCATTTGATGCAAGTAAACCACCAAGTTCAATACCCTTTGCTTTAATAGCTTCAAAGTCCTCAACTGGTGCAGTCTTATCAATTGTCTTCTCCTTAGTAGTGAAATCTCCACCCAAATCTTCAACAGCCTTTGTCCAAGCCTTCTTGAGATCTTTAACATTAATCTTATCTGGAAGACCGAATGTATCCTTTAAATCTGGATACTTCTCTGTTTTCTTAAATGTGATAAATCTCTCATCCTTTTCTCTATACATATATCCAACAAGATAAGCTGCTTCTCTACAGTAAGAAAATGTATTCTTATTAAGCTTTAAAGCATCACTTTCTTTCTTTGTATCGAAATCCTTACTATGTGTTGACTGTGCAATAAAATGTACTGTATACCCAAGACTCTGAATGATACCAATATTTCTCAACGCACTCTTGAAACGAAGAGAACCTTCACCGAATGCTCCAACATCCTTTAAAATCTCTGCATCTCTATTTTCAAGTACATATCTCTCACAAAATTCTTCATACTTGTCGAGCGTATCAATTACAATACAAGAGAACTTTTGCTTGAGTGCTGGATTTCTTAACTGTCCAATAATTGACTTGAAATCAGACATTGTATCAACTTTCTGAGCCATAATACCAGGAATGTTCTGATATCTATCCTCAAACTCTAAGAAAAACGGATCTTTGTCGGGTACAAGTTCCTTTAAAAACTTCATAAGTGTTGTTGTTTTACCAACACCTGTATCTCCCATCCAAACTGTAGAATACTGAGTTAAGTCAATTGACACCTTATTTGGTGTTAAATCTAATAAATTTCCAACCATGTTTTTGTTTATCTCCTTTATATTTTAAGTTTTATATTATTCACCTACCCAAGATTACTCTTGAGTAGGCTTTTTATTTTACTACTGCTGTGCAAATGGATTGTATGTAGTCTGTGGAGCAGGTGTGCTAGTATTCTTCTGGAATCCTTCTGCTGTCTGAGAAGATGATTCACCAGCCTTAATCTCTGCTAACTTAGCCTTTCTCTTAGACTTTAATGTGTCGATAATATCCTGTGTAAGTTCATGCTCAAATACTGTTGAAGCTGCAACACCAGACTTAACATCATTCTTTCTAATTGTTGTCTTTACCTTCTTAACAATATCTGTACCAAATGCAGCCTTCTCTACAACTTCCTGAATATCAACAGAGTTAATAACTACACCAGCAAGCTTTGTAAAGCATCCATCGTAGTAACCTGCACTTCTGAATGCATCTGCCATTGACTTATCAACTGTCATCTTAATTGGAATAAGTGAATCAGCTTCATACTTGGCATCCTTGCCAAATCCATCAGCTCTCTGACCAATAGCATTCATTCTAATTATAAGATTCCCAGTAGGTACTTCCTTAACAACCTCATCAGTGATAGATTCGATAATACCTTCTACCTCAAATTTAGCTTCGAGAACTGTACTCTCATAATCCTTTGGCTCAACTCTATTGATGAATCTTGCTGAAATCTTATTTGTAGATACAACATTCCCATCGTTACCCTTGAAATCGTTTGCTGTAAACATACCATCTGTAATAGAGATAATGTCAGGTGTCTCTCCCTCTGCACAATGTTCAATATCCTTGAGATTCATTGCATCTGTGTACTGCTTGTAGAAATAACTCTTCTCAGAAGTGAAATTCTTATTCTCATCCTTCTTATACTTGTAAGCAAAGAAATTGATTTCATGCTCACTATCGTCAGCAGTTCTTAATACGAGACTTCCTCCGATAGCTTCCTCACCCTTCTTTGTAGTAAACTCCTCGATGTTGTTCTTTACAAGCTTTCCTGTTACTGTTACTAAATTTTTGAGTTCCTTCATTAAAATTTTTCCTCCTTAAAATTAAAAAATTTATGTAAATATTGTTAATAAAACAATCTATCTAAACGCCCAAATGGACGGAACACAGAAAATAAATTTATGTAAAATCTATCTTCAACAGTGATTTTTGAGCGCACAAACCCAAGGGTATGCTGTTCTTCCACCCATATTTATATTCTCTATTCAGTTTTGATTTTTGGAATTTTTGAACTGAATTGTTCAAGACTGATTACTAAGCAGTAATCTTTACTTTGATAAGCCTATATGGCTGATAAGCGTTTGGATATTTCTCTCTATCCACTTTACTGATAAACATATCATATGGTCTAATCCATACTCTTTGATCCTTTAAACTCTGATATACAACCATCTTTTCTTCTGTTTCTGTATTAGTTCCAATAGCAACAATCTTATAGAAACCACCTTTGAAATGTTGTACTGTGTCTCCTGGTTGAAAATCTCTATTATACATGAATAAATCATCTACACCATTTGATTGCATATGTCCTAATATCTCAACATTCATTGTGATAAATTCACCATGTTTTAAAAGTTCGTCCTTTTCAATCAGTACCACCTTATCAACTAAGTAACCATCCTCTTTTTCCTCACAAAAAACTATCTGACCTGATTTCCAATTATTTGCGAAGTCTTCATTAAATCTAAATTCTGCCACTTTCTCACCTCACTTACATATTCTCTGTTCGATTTTGATTCACTTGTGTTTGTTTTAATCAAGATCTTCTGCCTCTAAATCATATAATTCTGCAACAGAAATGTGTTCATTTTCTTCTAATGTTGATTCTGCATTTTTAAAACTATTCTCTATTATTTCATATACATTTTCGTTTTCTTTACAGTCCACTTCTACATATCCATCAAATCTCACTCTATATTTCATATTATCTACTTCCTAAAATTTTCAAAAGAAACAGTGATTTCTTGCTATTCTTATATTCTCTGTTTCTTGATATTGATACTGTAAAACCCTTTATTTATAAGGGTTTTTAGCACCCCATTTTTGTTATTCTCTAAAAATCATTGAAAATTAGGGATTATTGCTCGATTTGAGCATTTTTGAAATTTTTGACCTTTGAAACCCTTGTAAACACTAGGTTTGTAAAGCCAAAGAAATGTCAGTTTCCTTCGACTCTATTTCTTCACTGTTACATTGAAAACCGATCTTAAAATGCAGATAATCAGCCAAATACCAGTTGCAATAGACCACTTAAATGTTAATCCAAAGCACATTGTAATAAGCTTGATTATTCCACATGTAACAATCCAACTAAGTCCATAGCACATAGCTAAAATTGCAATGACAATAACTGCTGTTACTCCACCTTTTGCTAATTTTTCTTTTAAATTACTCATATGTATATTCTCCTTTATATTTACTCTTCACCAACAAAAACTAATCTATCAATATATTCTCTACCTTCGCCCTTGAAAATAGGTATATCTGTATCAATAATCCAACTACTTCTATGTACTCCTGTTAAAGCTTCTTCATCTTCAAATGGATCTGAACATCCGTCTGGGAAACATATTTGAGTTCCTTTTTCATTTTCTATAAAATGATTTTCTTTTACACAGCAGCTTCCTCTTTTCTGATAAGTTGGTAAATCATTCCAATTAATACCTTTCTGAGTCATAAGCATGTCCTGAATATCATTACATGACTTATTCTGTAATTCTTTATGTGAGAAATTGGCTTGACCTACCATCTGAATTGAGTTACGAGAAGCATCTAATTGTCTCCAATAGATCAAATTAGTTACTTCTTCCTTTGGGATATTAAAACAACGAGCGTCGAACATTGCACCTTTATTAATAGCTTTTTTATAAATTTCCCATAACTTTCTATTTTCTTCAGTATCAATGCCATTATCGTTATATGCTAACTCTAAATCAAATTCCTTTACATATTTAGAAAAAATATTATTAAATGCCATTGTAGCCATACTTGCTGCAATGCTACATAACTTATCAACTCTATAATCAAAGAAACAATCTGTATTTAACTTATCATAATCAACAAGAAGTAATGTGATTTCATCACTCTGTTGATAAGATAATTTGCAATTCTGAATATTTTCGCATAAATATTTAGCGGTTTCTTGCATTGATTTAATAAAAACTTCATCAAACGGTCTTTTAAATCCTTTTGTGAAGCTATGTCCAGCTCTCATGTCTAGCCTCAAAATCACTGGCATTCTTCGCTGAAGATAATATCTATTCCTTTTTTCATAGCCTTTCATTCTTTCTGCGAGATCACTTCTATCCATATTATTTCTCCTTTATAATTACCATCTACTTGTATATCTACTATCTATAAATAATTCTTCTTTTGGTCTTGGATTTTTTAAATCTGAGTTACTTAAATTAAGTCGATTACCATAATATCCACTCCACGAACCACAACCCCATACATTTACCTTTCCGTCAAAAAAGATATGAGTAATTCGATATGCAGGTTTATCACAACATTGCCAATAACTGATTTTGAAGCAGTTATCCTTATTTACATTTTCTAAATGTTTTGGTACTTTGTACCAAATCTTACACTCGTCATTGATTTGCTTCAACGTAAATCCTTCATTAAGCATTTCATTAGCCTTCTCAATTCTTTTGTGTCTTGCCTCACAAGCTAAAGCATTCTCAGGTATATCAAATAATTCTCCACATTCAGAACATTTATATTTAATTACTTTCTCCAAGATTTCACCTCCTCGCAAGAAATCGAAATTTACTTCGTTTCTCTCCAACTGATACTGTAATACGACTCATTGCACTGAATGCCAGTCTCGACTTTATAACCAAGTTCCTCTAATTTCTTTCGTGTTTCAGGCTTCAGAGAACCATCTTCACTGATTGAAAATTTGCCATCTGCAATCGCATCTCTAATTAATTTAGATAATTCTGCTAATTGTTGCGTAGTGCGGTTATCAATTGCGTTATTTGTCATCTTATTTGCTTCTGATGCAGACGGAATAACATTCTTTGGTAGCTGAACTTCTGGCATAGGTATATTAGAAGTAACTGCATCTTCGCAACAACCTATATCGCTACAGCCTAAACAAAACTTATAACTTCTACTATTTACTGGATACTTACAACTCATTTACTTATTCTCCTTCTAAACCTGTTTATACGATAGATTTTTTAACGGTTCAACTGCTTTATTAACGGCAGCTTTACCCATTTCCTTATTCCACACTTCTCCTTTTCTGACTTTTGCAAAGAACAAAGCATAGGCTGAAATATTATTCTCTACATCTTTATAAAATTTATCATCTTCCTCGTCATCTTCAAATTCAGATTTGCACGAATCAAGAATCATATCTGTTAAAGCAGCTTTTGCAACTTTAATTAAATCATCCGCTGTTTCAGCCTGTTCTTTTGCAGATTCGGTTTTTAGTGTAGATCTTTCTGGCACTGAAAAATAATATAATTGTTTAAAACCTTGCTCTTTTGTGTCTTCGATATGAATTCCCATATATTCTAATGTAAGTACAGTTTTAAGATTTTCTTCAATCTGTTTTGGATTAGTTATCTCCATTTGTGTCACCTCCACATGAAACCGATAATTCCTACTTATTTATTCTCTGTTCTTAGAATCCCATTTAACAAAATCTTCTAAATCATATTCACCAGATTCTTCTTCCTTAATCTCAGGAACAAATACGTTATAATTACCTTCGTTGCGATCATGTTCAATAATTTGTTTCAACATTTCATACATATTTGTAATTCCTAACTGATATGCTCTCTTTTCGCTTTCAGTCATTCCATCACAAATTTCATCATTTTTGCTTTCTAATAGATCCTTATATTTTTCTAAGCTTTCTACGATTAATAAAAATTCTTCATTCATTTATATATTCTCCTTTCAATTTCCACAAGAAACGAATCTTTCATGTTATCTGTATGAACATTCCATTACAGTCATGTTTTTTAATAAAATCTGTAAAGAATGTCGTTCCTATATATTCATCTGCAATTTCACATTGTTGCTCATTTAAAATACAAACACTGTTATAAATATCCAAACATTTACCACCGATATACTGTTCGTAATATCCAATTGTATTAACAGTAAATGGTGCATCATTAGAAAACAATAATCTCTCACAAGCTACAAATTTTCCACTATCCTGTTCTTTCATATCTGGTGTATATAAATTAAAACAATAACCCATTTTAAATACTACCTCACAAATATTTATTCTCTGTTATTCCTCAGAATATTCACTCCAATTAATTTCTACATACTGCTTATAACATGGATAATATGTAGTAGCTCCTGTCTGATCTTTACACCAGGTATCTAACAAATTTTGCAGACCACCAATATCACACTGTTCATAAGCATCTTCATGTAACTCTTCGCAAGCATTGTCAACTACATTATCAGCATCAATATGAATCTTCTCCACGCTGCACACCCATAATCTCTCAGGTCTGCCATCATTATTAAATTCTTCATCTGTATAACGCCCAAAATAATCGTCAAAGAAATCATCAACAGTATCGTAATACTCATCAAACTCTTCACAGTAAAGCATCGTGTTTACATCTTTTTCATCAACTGGAACTGCTTTAGATACTTTATCATTCCACTTCTTTATTCTCTCTTCTTCGTCAGCTTTCTTCTGTCCTTCGCAGTCACAATGCATATATCCTTGATTCTTATATGGTTGTCCACAATAAGGACACAAACTCTGTACTCCATTGAAACAACTCTGACAAAACGAAAGTGCTTGATGCTTGTATGGAAAATGATATTTTCTACCAGCTTCAGAACTATCGCCTTTGATTCCATAAATATTGTCTTCTATTCTCATTCCAAGACCATTGCAGACAGGACAAATTCTTTCGTATTCTGTAAGATCCTTGATTAGAATTTTAGGAAACGATTTTTGAATTGTTTCATAAAGATTTACTTCTTCTCTGTGTGTTAAATTATCCATATAGTTATCCTCCTATTCGTAATCTTCTGGATGTTCTTTATAGTCATCTACTACACTTTTCATATAGCTATAATAATCTCTTACAGTGTCGCTGCTTTCAGAAAATCCACTTGTCACTTCATATCCATCATCGAATACTGCAAAGGTTAAGAACTCTGCACCACCTCGTTCTACTTCTATATCACAACCTCTATATTTACCTTTTATAGTGTTATCCTCCAATCCATTGTGCGATTTTTTCATCAATATATTTACTGTAATCTACTCCTGGAAATCTTGTACCCTTGCATACAAATGGACATAATTTGTTATTATCTTTCTTCATTATATGAAATGTGACATCCATATTCGTTGGTTCAAGATTACAGTGTGTTGTCACTCCATATTTTCTCTGTACTTTTGATGTATATGGACATTCATAACAATGCATAACTACCTCCTAATCGTACTCATAGTCATCAGGTTCCACTTCCTCACCACATTCAGGACAATCACACCAAGCACCATCTCCCCAATAATCAGTATTAAAATCGACTTCTTCAAAATTCACTTCAACTTCTTCATGACAAAATGGACACTCAAATGTGATATAAAAAGGTCTACTGATGATTGTGTAATTTACTCCATTGTTCATAGCGTTATTCTCCACCGTCTAATATCTCAACATCAATACAAAATAAATCATGTAGGTTTTTAATCTGCTCATTAGTTGGTTTCTTCCATGCTATTGTATCATCAACATTAATCGTTACAGCACCACCACAGAGCTTTATTCTTGCAATAACTTTTGGATTATAAATAGCTGCAACTTCTGGCATTGGAATACTACAACTCGTTTTTGATAATTGTATCATGTATTTATTCTCCTAATCATCTTTGTCTATAATGAACCAATATAAAGAACTTAAAAATGTAAAAGTAATTCCAAGTATTTTATTTTCTACTTGATACGAATACATCGTTACACCACTACAGAACCATACCCAAAAAAATGCGATTACTTGTCTATAATACTTTTTCATTTCACACCTCCAATCTTCATAAGAAAGAAAAATTTCTTACTATGTTTCAAACTGATAATCTTTGTTACTTACAAATTTGTCAATTTTTCCATCTTTGATAAATACAAATTCTGCATAAAAATTATCTGTATTTTCTGACATTGCACATGAAACATACTCATCAGATTCTTCATCATATTTTTCAAACCATCTCTCAACGCCATCATCAACTGTTGTATTTTTAAAAACAAAATATGGAAATTCATTTTCGTCAATTGACAAAATATCATTTGCTATTTCGGTAAATCTTTCAATAATATGTTCTCTTTTTAATACTGGGATATTATCTTCTTCTGATACATCATAAGTATCATTTTGTTTTAAGAATTGCATAATAGAATTTGAAATAATCTGTTTATCAGATGTATGAAAAATCTGTTGATTTGACATCTCCTAACAAATCCTATCAGGTGTGTTATCGCACTCATTAATGGATTTGTTAGTTCTTGTCCATACATCGTTTCCGTCCATTCCAATAATTCCCTTTTTAAAACCAAATGGTGTTTGAATGTAATCATGAATATATTTATCTGGTAAGACGCTCCAAATTATAGGAGAAAACCACCATGAGTTTTTATATTCAAATATTTCTTCTCCTGTATAGTCTTTTCTTATTCCATAAATACTACTACTGCTCATTTATTCTCCTTTCTTATCCTTAATCTAACCACCTATTATCCAAATAATAGAACCCAAATACCATTCCTCCGATTAAAATAACCCAAAAGATCCAGAAAATAATAATTGGAAAATCAGATTCTAACCTTTCTATCGTCTCGTCAATAGTCGAATTATTATAAAATGATGTGTTATCAGAAATGGTTTTATCTCTCAAATCTGTAAAAATTGTTCCTTTATATTCAGTACCAACGCCATAATATTTATACCTTATATGACTTGATTCCTTGATAGTGTCAATATAATCAGTACCAGGTAAATCAATTTTATTACTTGTGAAATTTACTCCACAAAATGATACTTCTTTACACTTAATATCTTCACTTCCGACTCTATCCCAAGTCCAATATGTTTCTGTTGTATAATAAGTTTGTGATTTGCCATTAACAGTTCTTGTATGAGCTACTTGTCTTGTATGCATTGTGTATTGCTCTTTGACTTTTTCTACATACATATATTCTCCATCAATTTCAGGATATGTAACTGTATCTACTGTTTTCAAATCACCATATACAAACGCATTACCAACATTTGTATCCATTCCATATTGGAACATTTCTTGACTTTCTATCTTAACAGCTTTGTTATAAATTTCATTTTTATCCATTTGATATTCTGAAATCTTAGAAGAAATCAGAATACCAAACAGAATCATAACTGCAATGATAGAAATACTAGCCAAGATTTCACGTTTTGTTATTTCAAAATTTCCAAAATCAAAACCTTTTCTACCATATCTCATAGACTAATCCTCTTTAAACAAATCCTGCGGAGCATCAACTGGTGCATTGTAATCCAAATACTCATATTCCTGTACTTCATATCCAAGCAATCCAAGAAACTGTCTTGTAGGGAACTTTCTCACATATCGTTTGTATTCCTTAATCTGTTTATTGTAATTGCTGCGATATTCTGCAATCATATTCTCTGTCATAGATAACTCATTCATAAGAGTCTTATAGTTCTCATTGGACTTCAACTCAGGATATGCTTCTGCAACTGCTGTAATAGCTGTTGTTACATTCTCAATATCCCCTGTTGATCCACGACCATCTGCAACCGCTGTCAATGTATCAGCTTCATGTTTGTCATACTGTTTTACACAATCAGCAAGGTTATATACAAGATCAACTCTTCGCTTTTCCTGTACCTTAATATCTGATGACGCTGTATTTACCTGCTCTTCAAGTGCAATAGCCTTATTCTGTGAACTCTGTACGCCAAATACAATCATCAAAATAACTGCTAATACTCCTACGCCAATAATTACTGGCACTTTCCAATTTGTGTTCTTCATTTAAAATCTCCTTTATATGTAATATTTTTATTAGTTACACTGTAATATTCTCTTATTTGTTGGGATTCCCATAGCCGAATGGCTTAGATATGATTAAAAATTTTCCAATGAAAGATTGGTTTACTTCGAAACCACTACTTGCTCTTCTTTACAGAAGTATTATTAACTGACTTCTGAATATTCTCCATTAATCGAATATTATCATTAATCATAATGGCTAACGCCTGATCCTCTGTAAAACCAGCATTTACATATGCATCAAACATATTCTTCTTGGTTCTCGCCTGAATTGCAGGATATTCAGTATTCTCAGAATAATCCTTTGCAATAATCATGAGTTCCTTCAGGACATCATATACAGGCTCTTTGTACTTTGTAATGTATGTCTTTACTACCTCTCCTAAACTTTCTGGGTTCTCTGCTAATAATCTTAAAATTGTTTCCATGTTTAATATTCTCCTTTATAATTTTTTATTATTCTCCAAACTCACAAGTGTCACATGTCGAAAAATACTTATCATGTTCTTTGCAGCATTGTGGTCTGTCATCGTCAAAATCAAAATTTGATATATGTTTCTTTCTATCCGTTACTACAATTGCATCGACCGTTGGTTCGCACATGATTATTTGATCAAATTCCGTTCTTCCTCTTTCGGATAAATTTCTCCACTTTTCTAAAAGTACATCAGCGTCTACTAATCTCATATGTCACCTCTATAATCCAAGGATATGTTGCTTTCTTGTGAAGTTACTTCATCATTGCTTCAAGTTTTTGAGACATATATTCTTTAAGCTTGTCTTTCCACTCTTCTTTTAACTCATCAACAGCTTCATTAATAATATTCTCTCCTAGAGTCTCATTCACATCATCTGGATCAATAAGATAATACGAACTGTCTCTCAAATCTTTCTGCACTTGATCACAAATAATGTCGATGATTCTACTCTTCAACTCACCAATACCATCTGCTCCAAGCAATGAATAAAGTGGTGTTTTACTAATCTCTTTCTCAATATAATTAAGTCTATCTTCTCTCATATATTCTCCTTTCTCAAAGCCAATGAAACCTGAATTTACTTTTATTCACACGCAATATCTAAATCTTCACCAATCTTATGAATAACATTACCAAGTCCCTTACACAACGACTTCAACCATTCTTCACTACGATCAGTCATTTGCTCGTCTCTTTCTTCATCTGTCATATCAGACCAACAAACATTGTTCCATTTTCCATCTCTTTTAACTCTAAAATAATATCCATCCAAATTTCTATTCACAACTTTCTCCTGTCCACTCATCTAACAAATAGAAACCATTGATCTGATTATCAAGCTTTCTAACCTGTTCTCTTAGTTCGGCTTCTTTCTTCTTACTATCTGTTCTCTGACACTTCTTCCATAAATACTCACGCTGCTTAAATAATTCATTATACTTATCAGATATATCTATCTCCTCTGCAACAGAAATCTCAATCTTTTCGCCACAGTGAGGGCAGAATTTAATTGGATAATTGTCTGTTTGATCCCATTCGTCTTCATAAGATGTGATGACTTCTGTATGTGAAGTACAGAACTGAGGAATAAAACCATATTCTTTATCATAATCAACATTAAGATTTGTTAAATTTTCGTTTGTAAATTCTATACACTCATTATTCTGAATTTCATCACAGCAATACTGAAATGGTTTATACTTGTACGAATAAGTGTCATTAAATTTTAATTTGATTAAATCTATCTTCATTTATTTATTCTCCTAACTTCCTTCCACACCAAGGACAATGCGTAATATATTCTTTTTGATGAACAAATCCATCATCATACTCATCCCATTCAGATGTTTCAATATCTAAGTAATATTCGTTTGTTAATGGATCTACATATATTTGATTGTCATGTGAGTCATAATCACAACGGTTACACATATTTATTCTCCATTCTTTTTATTTTCTGTGGTATTCTGGCTGCAAAATCCATCAACAAAAATTTTAAAATTAGTATATAATTCTTCAATCGAATCAGCTACCATACTTGTACAAGGATTGCTCATGAATAAACTATACTGCTTGTTCTTATCTAATCCATTAGTGTCCATATATTTTGAAAATGCATCCAAACATGTTCTTAGATAATTACACGCTGAAGCATATGTTTCAAACATATATGCTGTTTCTACTCCAAGCATATATTCTTTTTTCTGCTTGTCATATGTAATATCTATATCATTCATGGTATACATATTGGCTTCGTGACCAGATAAATCATCCCAGCTTGTTATTCCCCAAATGAATTTCCAATCATCTGTTTCTATACAACAATCTCCATATTTCTTATCCATTGCTTCATTATATTTTTCTTCTTTTTTATATGCTCTCTTAGTACACCAATGATAAATTTGCTTGAATGGAAAAAGTTCAACGATTTTACCATAGTATATATTTGATAATGAATTACATTTGCCAATTGGATAACCAGATTCATCTTTCTCCCAACTGTCCATACAAGCATAATCATGATTCTTGTTAAGTTTTCTATATTTGCAAAAAATACAACTATATTTTTCTAATAGTTTCATAAATATTTATTCTCCACTCTTAATGATTTCTTCTAATGTTCTGGGCGTGTAATTCATATAACTTTTCATACATCCGACATTCCACATATTACATGGTTTATCATATAAAGCTATCATCTGATACTTGACTTGTTCCATCATATTATCTTCAAATCCAGTATGCACATGACCGTAGAAATGATAGCTTCCGTGGTAATGATTCTTAAAGCATGGAATTGGATAATGGCATAGAACTACAATCTTACCATCGCCAATATCAAGCTCCTTGTAATCGGTGATTTCGCAGAATCTACTCTGCAATTCTCTGTTCTTTAGCAACTTACCATCATGATTGCCCTTGGTTAGATGTATATTTCCATTCAGATTGTTAAAAATTTCAATAGTTTTTGTTGTGTTATACCACGAAATATCTCCAAGAAGGTACACATCATCATCAATTTCTACTGTATTATTCCAATTTTTAATAATCGTTTCGTCATTCTCTTCGATTGATTTAAAAGGTCTGTTGTCAAAAGATAGACAGTTTTTATGTCCAAAATGTAGATCTGATATAAAATAATTCATCTTCTTACCTCGCTCTATCACATTCATTAAAATCTAAAAGCATCTTATACTTATATTCTCCAAATCTTTCTTTCCAACGCTGCTTTGCTTTATCTGTTGTCCAATCAAAAGGCATCATATGATAATTAATAAGAAAACATGCATCAAGAATGTCATAATGATGGATTTTATTTAGACTGGTTAAAGCAATGTAACTCCCAATCGAATCATGACCATAGTAATGAGCAATACCAGATTCATCAAATGTCTGACAATACAATTTGCCAATATCATGAAGCATCGCACCTATCTGAAAACTTATTGGATATTCTTTATAATAAAATAAGTCATATGCCATATAACTGTGTTCATACAAATTCATAGTATGATGCGGGTTCTTTTGGTCAAAGTTTCCTGTTTTTGAAAACAAATCACTTACATACATTGTATTTTCTGTAAAAAATTTATGTCTTTTAATCAAATCCCAGCCTTCCTCGTAAAATGGGATCTGAAATCTTCTAATCTGTTTATCCAATACTTCATTAGGAACAGGATGCTCACGATTTTTATTATCAATCTTACACTGTTCAAATGGCTTTGGAATAATTACACAAACCTTATGTACTTCAAGACCATTCACTTTCATCATAATTGCTCTACGAGATTTCATAGTCAGATTAGTTGCATCAGCAATCACATTCTTTTTATTCTCTAAATTCTTGCGAATTCTATCGTGAAAAATCTTAAACACTTCTTCGTTATGTTCTTGATCTTCGTAATTACCAGTCAATTCTTCACGAATTACGTCTGATGATACGATTACTGTATTTGGATTCTCATTGGCAATCTGAATAGCAATGGTTGACTTGCCACTACCACTCAGTCCAACGAGTACCCACATTGTAGGTTTATTCATTTAAAGTCTCCTCGAATAACTCTTCAGCTTCTTCCATATCAGGCACATCAGATGTATCTTTAGCAATCCCCTCAATTACCTTAAACTCAAACACTTTATCCTTATAAGCCGTAAATGTTGCTCTGTTATCAATACGAACAACTACACCTTCAGCAACATGTGTCTTGCCGATTTCATCTGCTGGCATACCATCAAGATATTTATTTACTCTTTCTTTCAAATCTTCTGGTGTAGTAAAAATAAACTTCTCTAAATCAGGTACATGCTTAACACCTAACTTGTCACACCATACTTCTACAGTCTCCCAAGGTACTTCAACAACTGTTCCGTCTGCTGTTGTCATTGTCATTCGATATACATACATCTCATTTTCGCCTGGCTCACAACCATATGAGAATGTTGTAGTGTCGCCAAATTTCTTTGTAAATTCTTTTTCCTTAACTCCCTTATTAGATACTGAACCCATAATTGGTGTTGTTTCATTTACATATCCGACAATTTCATAGAAAATCTCAGCACCTTCAGGAAGCTTGTCTTTTAATAAATCGTGGTACTTCTTTCTAAATCCATTATCAGAATAATATCCATCATTCTTTGTCATATCCTTTAATACAACTCTTCTGCTACCAGATACAACAGAAACTTCTCTTGTAACCTTTGGCTGCATATGTAAAAACTTTCTCAGCTTACTATTCTTCTTTGTAACCTTAACAGTCTTCATAGTACGAGCTGATGTTCCGTGGAGCTTACGAGTAATATAAATCGTATCGCCTGGCTTAAATGCTGACATATTATATGCAAGCTGTGCTGTATCTTTATGTTCCTCAAAAAATGGATATGATACTGTTTCTTTCTGAAACTTATTTTTCTTATTTGAATTATTTCCATTACCTCTTGAACGATTCTTTCCTCTTGGAATATATTTCTGGCAAATTTCATGACCACCAAGAACTGTAATCTGATCGCCATCTTTTAATTTTGAAATATCTGTATACTTAGAAAGCGTCTCAACAGGTAATACAAGTCCTTCTGACTTCTCACCTCTAAGTCTAATAGCAGTTACATTTCTCTTCTCTGCATCCATATAACCACCAATGTTGTTTCCATTCTCGTCTTTCTTCCTTACAAGGTTGTTGTCTGTTGCATACTCAAGTGATAACTGACCGTCAGATGGGAAGAAGACTACTTTCTGCCCTTCCTGATAACTCAAATCTACAATTACATTCTGTCCAAATACTTCTACACACTGTAATCTATCAGCGTTACTATGTTTTCTTAATCCTTTTAATGTTGTGATATAAGCACAATACATAAGTTCCTCTTACCTTAGTAAGTAGTGCGCACTTTATCCTATAGGAACTTTTCTATTTTTCCTTTCTTTTTTAATCTTCTAATTTGTTACCTTTTGCTTCATTACAAAGCTTACACATTGTTTGATAGTTACTAATATCATCAATACCACCTTTTGAACGTGGTATAATATGATCTTTTGTCATTAAAATTTCATCACCATTATCATCAACTGCATACAAATTCAGATGATATATTGATTGGTCTGCAAATTTTTCTTTTGCAAAATATTTTCCTTTAATTCCGCAAACCACACATTTACAACCTTTAGTGAAAAAAGTCTGGTATCTCTGGCTGTTACCTTTTATTAAATCCCCATCGAAATCAACTTTTGCAAGTCTTTTATCTTTTTCAAATAAAACATCTTTAATCTTATCGTATACCTCTTCTATGGAATATGTGGATTTTCTGATGAGATTGTCATGTTTTTGTTTAAACTCATGTAATCTAATGTCTTTATTTGAAATAAAAACATTTTCTGCATTTTCCTTGCTTAATAAGTCAACCAAATCTCTTACTGTGTGAATTTTATTGGAAATAGAAATAGTATTACCATTCCATTTAATTCCTGTAATCTCTGTATCAAGAGTAGGCGACAATGGATTATTGTTCTTTGGGAATTCTGTGTTTAAGAAATCCTTGATTGTCTTATATTTACTTTTCAAGCCTTTCCCATTTATGGAATAATTAAATTTCAAACCTTTAAATTGTTGCTTCTTACTCATAAAACATATCTCCTTCAAACTTTTATTGTCGCTTAATTATTCTCTCTTTTATTTTGGAAATTGTGAGCAGAAACGCTCTTAGATAAAATCAACAGGAAATGCTTCTTTATTGAGATTGCATCTTAGTAGCTTCTTTCAAAAATTTTTCCATACTATCAGCATCTTTATCTGTAAATTTTCTTAGTTTTTCATAACATTTTCTTGTCATCATAAGCGTATTATTCACTAGCAGTATTTTCGTGCTATCTGGTACAATTTTCATTCCGTATCTTTTCAACCATTTCTTGTTAATACGCTTTTTCCTATGAGTTCTTCTTTGAATATCTTTAGTGATATACTCAGTTATGAGGATTTTATAACCTAAACCTTCGATTGTTTGTATATTCATTTATTCTCCATACCATTACACTGTCCTGATGCAATTCGTTCTTTTACAAATTCTAATGATTTACCCATCTTGTTCTCCTGTTTCTACTCGATCTTCATCCAATAATCCAAATTTTCGTAAATAATACTGTTTGGTTTTATCATCGACTCTACAATAAAAATTATGTCTTCCTGATTTCTGTAAAGATAATGTATTGATATTAAGTTCTGCGTTCATAATAATAAGCAATTCATTCAATGTAATATCATAACAATGAAATGTCTCGCCTATTAAAAGCTTATAGTATTTCTCCTCTAATTCTGTTATTTCACTCACCTACTTTCACATCCATAAGAAACGTGGTTTTCTTTACCTTTTTCAACCTCTGAAAGCCTTAATTTTAGGGCATTTTAGAGATTAAGATTTTAATAAAACTATCCATATTGCTCAAAATAACTTTTTAATAAATTTTCACATAGGATAAGTTCTATTTTGTTATTACTGAGAATATATCTGCCATCTGATAATTTCTGTGCTACGAACCAAATAGAACCAATTTCTATTTTTATTCTTTCTAGCTCATTTTTATCAAATAAAGTTGTTTTAAATTCTTTGGTACATTCATACATTCTCATACTTTTATTCTCCTAATGGTCTTTCATATGTAACCATTTTTTCAACAATTAGATCCTTTGGTAATAAATCTCTACAGAAATATGCTGTTGCAAATGGACTACCTTTTACTACAGAATCCATATACTCATTATTGTGTGTCTCTTCTGGTAATTCTTTTAATGGACACCATCTTTGTCTAAAATCTTTCGGATAAGGATAATTAATTGTACGGTTATTTAAAGCCATACAACACATATCAGAATAATGACCACAAAAACATGGACATTTATCACAGCTACTTGGCATGTCCATCACTAAAAAAGCTTTACTCATTACAATCCTCCTTATACTGGATAACATTCTGGTAACTTATTTTTTATAACTTCATACGTCATTCCTTTGATAATATCTACTGAATATCTTCCGCTATATGGGAAGAACCATTCCAAATGAACAATACAATCCTCTCTGTTTGCGATTTCAATACACTGATTTATTTCATCATCAGTTGGTGTGCTTTCATCAGCTCTATAATTTTGCACTAATTTCATATAATATTCTCTCCTTTCTCCATAGGAAATTCCGCTTTACTGCGAACTTCATATTATGTTATTCTCTGTTACAACTTCATAAAACTCAAAATATGCGCTATAACATCAACAGTCCATCCGTTGCCGATTGCTTCAAACCTTCTTGTTTTAGGCATTGCTTTTACATTGCCACTCTCATCCATTCCAAATTCTGTATAATTGTCTGGAAGTGTTTGAAGTCGTTCAATCTCTAATGGACATGTCTTTTTATATTTTTCTCCACCAAGCCAAACATTGAATTTTGTTTCTGTTCTGCAACGAGGCACTGTTGGAGCTTTCTTATTTAAAAAGTACAGCCTGTCCTGCTGCGAATAATGACCTTTGCCACCAAGATCATATTTTATGTAATTCTCACACTTAATCATTGTGTTCCTGATTCTGTCATCAAAGTATTTGACTAAATTTGGATCATCACAGATAACATCTTTCACTAATAATTCTTTATCATCAGGAAGTGTGATATTTGGTATGTTCGTCCAATACAGACGTTTTCTTCTCTGAGCTGATAATAACTGACTATCAATCATAATTGGTTGTACACCCAATTCCTCACTAATAGCATCTTGAATCTCATCAGCCATTCCATAATTATTTTCATATAAGAAATATTTTGGATTTGTATTATTCTTTGCTTCCACAAATTTCTGAAACAGTTTCCATCCTTCACCGTCTGTATCAATTTCTCTCTTCAATTTTGCTGTTTTACTACACTTGGCTTTCGACCAGAACTGACAAGGTGAACCACCTATTAATAGATCGACTCTATTAAAATCCTTGAAGTCGGTAGAAAATACGTCACCGTATCTTTTAATATCAGGATAATTATATCTACTGATTTTGATTGCATTCTCTTCAATTTCAAATGCGTTATACTCACTGACTGGAATATTGATTCTATCTAATGCAACTCTTCCACAAGAGATTCCATCAAATAAACTTAATACTCGTAGCCCTTGAGAATTATTTTTTTCTTTATTCTCTGTCAAAATACACTATTTTACAGAGGTTACGTAACCATAATTACCTAGGAGTTACTGCTTAATTCCTTTCTTCTTAATTATTTTGTTGTAAAATCCTATGGAATTTGCACGTCTGCAAAAACCATAAGAAAAAAATATTTCTTGTTACTTTTTTGGAAAATTTGGCTGATCAGCCTTTGAATAGAATTGCTTCTATATTAGATTATTCTATATTTGAAACTTCTTTAATTCATCTTGAATCATCTTCTGCATATCATCTTTATCAAAAGATATATTTGCTACTGGAATAACATTTGCATTTGGATTAACTTCACCAACAATAGCTTCATCAAATACTTTTATAAACATTTCTGCAATTTCTTTTTCATAATTGCCACGCAATCCACTACAATCTATATCTGCAATTACTCTTGAAAAAAAATCTTTGAACTTATCTTTTATAAAATCTCGCTCGTATTCTCTTGGTATATCAATTGTTAATTTCACCATTTCACCTCACTTATTCTTTATATGGTTCAGGTAATGGCATCCAAGCTCTCATACCACCATTAATTCTTCCCCAAAACCATGTTGTTTCATCATATTTATATCTTTGTACTTTCGTTACCATTCCTCTATCGGTAGTTACAAGTACATTTATTACTTTCTTATCTTTATATCTTTCATCATCTTCAGGCATATGCCCTTCGACACATTTAATCCATTCCAATTATTATTTCACCTCACTTTAATATTTGATCCAACCATCTGTAATACCTGTCATCCAATAAATAAGATCTTCTCTATTATTTTTTAATCTTCCATCTATTACACGAGTTAAGATTTCATTGAGCCAGCAACCAACATCCTTTCCACTTTTAATGAGCATTGTATCCATTACATCTTTTCCATTAACTGCTAAATCCTTTAAAGAAAAACATTCATCATCCTGTAAGACTTCTTCCAAAATATATCCGATATTGTCAATCTTCTGCAATCGTGTTCTCTGATCCATGTCTGCTTGTGCTTTAATATCAGCTCTACGAACATTTAATAATCTTCTGAACTGTTCTTCTCCAATTTTATTAAGCCATCTCTTGACATATTTCTTCCCCATCTCAAAAGTAGCGTCATGATAATAGACTAATTCAACGACCTTTTCTCTTGTATCATTGTCAAATCTTAATCGTTTCATTATTTTATCAGTCATATCAGCACTGACTCTTCCATGACCTTTGAAATGTCTAATGCCATCCTCGCCATCTTGATAACAATGTGGCTTACCAAAATCGTGAAAGAATACAGCCAGTCTTGTTACTAAATCATCGGATTCACAATATTCTATTGCATGTACAGTATGATTCCATACATCATAGACATGATAAGGATTATTTTGTGGAAAATTAATCATAGATTTGATTTCAGGAATAAATAACGAAAATACTTCGTGATATAAAACCATTTGTACGCAGAAATCACTTGATACAGCAATTTTACAGAATTCACTATTGATTCTCTCAATAGATATATTCTCCAAATTCTTATACATTTTAGAGATATTCCAATCTGTATCAGGTTCAAGGACAAATCCCAACTGTGAGGCAAATCGAATGGCACGTAAAATTCTTAATGCATCTTCTGAAAATCTGTCTTCTGCTCTGCCAACACATCTAATTTTATGGTATTTAATATCTTCCATTCCATTGAACGGATCAACAAGACCAACTTCATCATTGTATGCCATCGCATTGATCGTAAAATCTCTACGTTTTAAATCTTCTTCAAGACTTTGTGTGAATGTTACACTGTCAGGTCTACGTCTATCCGAATAATTACCATCAATTCTGTAAGTAGTACACTCATATGCTTCGCCATCAATTAAAATTGTGATAGTTCCATGTTGCAATCCAGTTTCAATAATTCTTTTATCCTTAAATACTTCCATCATCTCATCTGGTGTAGCAGAAGTTGTAATATCATAATCGTGAATCGGTCTGTTAAGAATACTATCTCTCACGCATCCTCCGACTAAGAAAGCTTCATATCCATTATTTTGTAGACTATGGATAATTTCATTTGCACCAGATGGAATTTCAATTTTCAGATTAGATTCCACCTTTTACCACCCTTTCATTTACACTAGCAACAAATTCATTGATAGCCTTATAATTAGGATTATCAGGAAGGCTTGTGTTTTTCTTCGCATAATCCAATCTCTTTTCATAGTCATTTACCATTTCAAAGAATTCTGGGATTGGCTGATCATTGCCATCAAGATATTTACCATTACGAATATCCATAAGTAAATCATGTTCATCTTCCCTATATGTGATTATTCTCTCTTTTTCAAGAATATCCAAACACATCATATACAGACGAATAAGATGCATTGAATGTTTAGCGATTTTACCATGTTCAATTGCTTTTTCATTTCTCTTACCAATTTTTCCATACTGACGAACAGTATTCTGAAGCTCATTCCACATAGAGCAATAATCTCTTAACGGATAATGATGCAGGGTTACATCCATAAAAATCTCTGTGTCGTAGCCTTCCTGTACAGCTTTGTCAATATATAATTTCATAGAATCGTCTTCATATGGTGTATATTTCTTTGTGAAGTCAGTCTGCATAAATTCAAGAGTCTTCAGAATATGTTTCTCTAATTCAGACTGAGACATCTGATGTGCAGCTTTCTGGTTTAATCTGTATAATTGCTGATTAGCATAACCGCCAAACGAATGACAAGCTCTCTTTGATAAAAATAAATGTGCATTATCAATTAACTCCTGACCAATAGGTGATACATAAAAGTAATGTTCAGGCTTATTGCCAAGCATTTCTATTGTATTAGGATTGGTGTTACTCAATAATGCGACCAATTTATTAAATGCATAAATCGTGGTATCTGTTTCATTATTTACAAATTGCTCAAAATTCTCATTAGTAAGAATCTGCATTTTGCTATTTAATGCACAACCACGAATATCTAAATCGCTACCCTCATTATTTGTTCCATATGCATGACTTCCACCAAGAGTTAAGATAATGATATTGTTACCCAAATTCTTATCTGTTCTCAGGAAGTCATACTCTTTTGATTTTAATTTATTCTTAATTTGTTCAATTGTCATTGTCTTAACCTCCAAATTTTCCAAAGAAATGTGCGTTTCTTTCTAATGTAAAAATATATACCATATATAGTATATATTGTTTGTATTTAATACTATATATGGTATATTTGTAACAACTACTCGCCTAACTCTGCAAGTGCCTTATCCAGATCATCATCAGACATATTTTCAAGTTTTGCATCCTGTCTCTTAGCCTTGATTTCAAGCAATCTCTGTCTCATCTCAGCATTTTTCTTAGCGTCTTCTCTCTTCTTCTTCTCATCCAGCTTCACGCCAACAATATACTTAACAATTTCAATCTTGTTATAAAGCTCCTCGTCTTCCTTTGACTTAGTATTCAGAAGACTCTCTTCCTCAGACTTCTTTACTTCCGCATTGAGTGTCTTAAATACTGAGTCCAGATTTGTGAGAGATAAATCCCACAAATCAATTACGTTAATCATTCCTCTGAATGGGAACTGATAGTTTGCTCTTGTTGCATTAATAAATAATTCGTTGTTTGTCATAATAATAATCTCCTTTTCTAATTAAAACTTAATCTTCATTACACGCTCTGTTGCACCCTTAACCTTAACAACTAAATCTGCTCTCTTTGTCATAGAGAATCCAATTCCTGAAAGCTGATCATCAGTATCTTCTACATGACACTTAGCACCTAAAGCCTCAAATACTCTCTTATGCTTTTCAAGATCACTCTTTAAGAATTCATTGTAGAATCCATTAGGACTTTCGTTGTTCACACAATCCTTCAGGAAGAAGAATAAATGTCTATGACCAATTCCATCCTGTTCATCAAAATAGTTTGGACTATAACTAATTACTGATACAGGAACAAACTGATTAGTATTTACACCCCAAATCTCACGACTTGAAATAGATGAACTTCCAGACAGTTTTTCCTTGATTGAGAAATTACCATCCTTGTCAAGTGTAACTTCTGCCACCTGAACATTCTCTCCAGTTCTCATAGGGTTGCTATAATCAAATGAATAAATCTCTCCATTGAACTCAACTTCCGCTCTGAATCCATGCCTTACTGCACCTGAATACTGACGTACAAAGAATCTATATGTTCCTGGTCTCATTTTTGATAAATCCTGCCAAGTAATATTCTCTACTGCAACTTTTCCAACTGGATTTACAATATCAACGTCTAACTGACCACCCATTCTTGACGACTCAGGTTTTCTACAATTACTGAAATAAATCTCATTTCCATTTGGCTCAACACAATGGGCATCAAGGTCATAGTTGTCATGTCCATCTTCATTCCACTGAATTGAAAATCTGAGTACACCATCGACATTACCGCCAGCAGCTTTTACATTCTGTTTCATATCAGAATCAGTAATGTTTCCTGAATAAGCCCAAGATAATCCATTGTTCCATTTAAACATTGTCTTCGCATCTGGATTAACAGGTGCAATCATAGAAACAAAGTTCTTCTCATGTTTATTCTCTACAAAAGCTTCAATCTCTTTTGCAGTTGGAAGTACCTTATCAATGAAATCCTGTGCTGAAATCTCTTCAACCTTAGAAAACTTCTTAGGACTTACAGCAACATCCTTTTCCATCTGACCAAAAATATCATCTGCACCAACCATTCTTCTTGCAGCACTCTTATTTGAGAACAGTACATTATTTACAGTAATATCATTTAGATTAGCAAATCTTCTCTGTAATGAATCCATATATCCAAGCTCTGTGATGGTCTTCTTTGCATCCTCAAGCATCTTCTTTGTAAAAATAGCCTTTGGACGCTTATAATTGCTTGGAGCGACAATCTGCTCATACTTCTTAACTGCTGTGTCAAGATCCATATCCTCACTTACATTGATAAGAAGTGTTCCAATAGAATGATTTCTAATTCTACCGATAGCCATACCTGCTGTTACCGACTTCTCCCAAGCATATAAATCCTTTTCAGTATCAGAAGTCAGCTTATCATATTCCTTCTTATACTTCTTGAACTCTGTAAGTACGCCTTTCCACTCTTCACCCTTATAAAGTGTATTTGAATTGATAAGTTCAAGAATTGTATCAAGTGCTTCCATAGTAATCTCATCGAGAGAACGCTTAAATACATTTCTTGTGTCTCTGAACTGCCCCTTAACTTCCTCGTTTGAACGACTACTTCTATTTACGAACTTACTTGGAAGCTCTAAGAAGAAATGATCCCACTGATGAGACTTTCCATTGATTTCCTCAAAGTTAAAATCTGTACCAATCTTAGGGAACTTAGTTGTATAGATATCTGTAACTGTATGAGCTTTTACAAAAGTATCAAGTGCATCACATACTGGCTGATAAGTTGTATCACCAAGATTCAGTTCCCAAATTGTATGAATCTGATTATCCTTGATAGTGACAGCAGAACCAATATTCTTAATAAACTGTCTACAACAACTACAATCATGCTCTCTACGCTCTCTGAAAATCTCATTTGTACCAGCAGGGAAGCTATCAAGATATGTATTCCATAATTCATCCTTATCTACATTTACCTCAAATAAATGTGTTGCCTCTTTCTGCATTTCATCGAAGTGCTTCTGTAAAGCCTTCTTAAACATCATAAATCCATCCATGTTTTGTACCTCTTCTTTCTTATATTTATTTTTTTTTAATTTTTCTACTGTTATATTCTCCGTTTATATCAAACCAGTTGCCTTATCTGGATTCTCATTAGCCCATTTTATCCATCTTTCAGCATAAGATTCAGTTTTACTATTTAATCCAAACACTTCTCTTGTAAGTATATATCCCTTACCAATCGACTCTTCCATTTCTTTTGTGTTGTTATCTACGTCATCTGCGTCTAATGGTCGAAACACTGTCTTGGTAAAATATCTTCTACCGTATTTCTTTGTTGTCGTGATTTTATTTATCTTATCCTTATACAACTTCCATACACCAGATGAATCTTTGTTAATCTGCCCTACATAATCTCCAACGTTTAGCATATTGTCTCCTTTCTTAATTTCGCATGAAACGAAGTTTCTTGTGCTGTTTTATGATAAAAAGAATGTTATTCCACCAATAAAATTGTTTGGAATATTTTTTTTATCACATTCATATGCATACTCAGGATCTTCGTCATAAACATTTATAATTGCAGGTATCCATCCATCAACATATTGTTTATCCACATTACACAAGTCTAAATCTTCATCGAATTGTTTGAGTTTTTCTATTACATCTTTCACACTCATCCATTGATTTTGATCGCCTTTTTCGTTTGAACTTATTAAACAAACAATTTTTATTTTATCTGTTTTATAGTCTCGATGAGTGTTAAACAAATATCTTGTATCAACCATCATTTCTTTTATATCAATAATTGGTTCAGCGAACGGCTGAAATGGAGAAGCGGCATTAAATTTGATCATTGCTTTATTATTAAGATTTTTGCAATGCCACTTTATATCTTTACCAAAAATATTTTCTAAAATATATTTAACCGTCATTATTAAATACTCCTCTCTTCCAAAGAAATCGAACTTTCTTGCTACTCAAATTTCTTATTAATCCAATGCCCCGTTGGATCAATCCTGTATTCTTCAACCAAATTTACTTTTTCTAACCATGCACAGTCACCATTCTCACATCTAATTGGCATCCATGCAAATACAGTAGAATATCTTAAGTCTCCATGATAAGGTTTCTTTTGTACTATCTGTTTCCATCTCATAGTTTTCACCTCGCAATCCAAAGAAAGAGAATTTTCCTAGCAACCTGCCGATTGATTATTTATGCATTTAAACTCGTCAAGATAACATTTTTCATTTTTATTTTTAATATATTCTCTTCCATCAACATCAATATATACTGACTTATCACTAACTCTATCCGTTTCTGTGTTATATACACAAACTAATTTATCTTGTTTAGGAATATCCTTATCATGCCACATTCTTATTCCGTTAAATTCATCTAAATTTTGTTTACCCAAAGGATACAAACCATTATTAAAGGGCTTTGCTTTCCATTCTTTTAACAACATTTCTCATTTTCCTTTCTTTTTATAATATACTACTCTTGCCTTGGTTAATTTCTTTACACTTCTGTTTACATTCATCTAATAATGTCGTTAATTACCTCCTATATAATAAATAATGTGCCATACGAGATTCGAACTCGTGACAACTCGATTAAAAGTCGAGTGCTCTACCAACTGAGCTAATGGCACATAACTGGGCTAATGGGATTCGAACCCATGAACCACCATTTCTGATGGCTTGTGCAGGAGTCAAAGTCCTGTGCCTTACCGCTTGGCGATAGCCCATTACAGATGAACTTACAATATAGCAAGTCCATCATATTTGTTATACATACTCACGCCAATGACGTGCAAAGAAACTACCATTTCCTTTGTCCTTATTGAACTGAATAACGCCAGTTTTCTTCATCTTATTGTGTGCGACCTCACGATCCAACCGTCTTGTGTAATTGATATGTAACTGTTTTCTTATTCATAAAATTATTCTCCCTTCTTATTGTTCTTCTTTACAACATGTGCTGCCTTTTCCTTGGCAATCTTATTTTCGATCTTTACCATTTCACTCTTGAACTTACCAATTGGTCTACATCCAATACCCATATTCTCACCGCCTTTCATTTTTACGCTATCTATATAATCAGGAATTATATATCGAGTTATAAGATATAAGATATTAGAATGTCAGAATTGACCATGTATATAAAATAGATGACACTACGAAATATAATTCCTGTTATTGCTATCAACAAAGACATATACTTCGCAGATTTACATGTATTTTTGCATTACAATTATTGCATCGTAAATATCTTTTATTCGTATTTTTAAACTCCAATTGATTGCGATAATTGTGTATTTTACAATCATGTTCCAGATCACTATATGTTTGAACTTGGTTTGGTTTTGCCATATATCTATAACAATGTTCTCTTCTGTCACAATCCTTACCAAAGCACATACTAATATCCGGCACTATGCAGCCACCTCCTTTGTTTTGAGCCACTCCTGAAAAGCGTTTTTCATGTTGCTATAATTAACATTCTGATCTGTCGTAAATTCATATGTATTGTTAGCATATCCATCAATAAACTTATTAAACTCATCATCTTTATCGCAGCTATACACATATGCAGCCATTGCCAACAATGCAGGATATGCCTGATGATATAATGGCGATGACATTCTTACTGTGTCTTCAATATAGTCCTTATAATCCTCCATATCTTCATCTGTAATATCTGCCTCAATTACACTATGTACGAAATCCTTTTCAGAAGCTACTGTGGTGCTATCTTCTACTTCCTTATTCTCTGTTGTCTGTTCGATATGTAAAAATTCGTTCATAAGCTGTACAAGTAAATCAATCTTACCTGTAATAGTTGTCTTTTTCTTTGTCTGCTGATCTTTAAAGTCTGCCATTGATACACCATTGATATCTTTATCCTTGAGTTCTGTGTTGTAAGCATTTAAAAAGTCAACAAAACGAGAATCTTCCATATTATATGTAGTAAATTTATCAAACACTGCAATCCACATTGGCATCGTAGTTGGAGTAAATAATACCTCTGATAATTTTTTATTATTATCGCCTAATGCTAATTCCAGTCTGTTGAACTGTGAATTAAGCTTCATAAACTGCTGTTCCGATGCATTCTCATTAACAAACTTATAAATTGAATCTAGGTTTGCTCTCCATGATTCACGGAAAAACAACAACATAAGTGATTCAACAATAACTCTTTCACGTTTTCCCTTGATTGAATTATTATCTGTAAACTTACCACAATTCTTGAAGAAAGAATTTTTCTGTGAAATCTTCTTAATATGTACGGCAATGTCAGCAGATACATTAAGCAAGCCACTCTGTTCCTTGTTCATACTTGCATGATTATTGTAATCACGAATATGATCTGCGATTTGTTCGTCTGTACAATCAAAGAACTTAGTTACATTAATATTAAAATTATTAAATCTCTTTTTCAGTTCATCTGGTAAATCCTTATAATACTTTCCAATCACATCGAACACTTTCATTTCGTATTCAGGAAGTCCATCTTCATCTAATACACGATTACCATTTTCGTCTAAAACATAATCTCTATACTGAATCAGATGTCTTTCAGCTCCTGCCGAACCAATTTTAATACGATTTTCCTTAAATGCTTCAGCATATGAAAGTCGTTGCAATCCATCAATCAAATGAGAAATTGTCAACCCCTTTTTCTTCTGTTCACAAAGAATAATTTCTGGAATAGGAAGATTACTAAGAATACGGCAAAAATATCTATTTGCTTCTTCTTTACTCCACTGAAAAGGTTCACGCTGCAAAATGTAATTACAATTCATATCTCCGTTTTTCTTGTCCTGTAACAATGCGTACATACTATACTTGTCCATTCTGTAATTTTCTGATTCACCAATTTCAATAATTCTGTCTGCCATATCCTTTACCTCCAATTCATAATTTCCATCATTTTTGTTTTCTGAAAATGCAGAAAGTCCTTTATTCATGTTAATTGACTTAATTGCACTATTATATTCTCTGTCAGAAATACTTAATTGCTGTTTGATATATTCCTTACTTTCGTGTTGTCTCAATAAAAGTAAAATATTCTTTTGAAGTTTTGGTAATGTGTCCAAAAAATCTTCCACTTTTTGTTCTATTTCAAAATCAAATTCACTTTCGTGTTCGACATTGAAATCTGATGCAAGTTTATCAGCCAAACTATTATCATCGTCATCAGGTGCATCAAATGAGCTGTTGGGAATAATAAGCGGTTTCCCTTTTTGATCACTTGTGATATTCCCATCTTTATCAAACTTTAATATCCTCCCATTTCTATCAGTTAGCAAATTTCTTCTTTTACTTCGTTGATAATTGTCTCTATACCAATCTATAACCGACTTTTTAATGTTATTGGTTAAATAGGTATTAAAATTTGCTCCCTGAGATGAATCAAATGTTACAACGCTCTCCATTAAAACATTCATCGCATCATCGTATAACTCATCATGTTCATATTCTGGAATACCATATCTAAAGAATGCGTTATAACTGATCTTTTTTAACTTCGACATATTGTTATCACAATATTCATTAATCCACCCCAATTGCTCTACAGAAAGATTTTGTAATTTATCACGTAATATTTCTTCTTTCATTCAATACACCTACCCTATATTTATTTTCGTTTAACTGCTTTATTCAGATATTCTCCAAAAGACAATTCATTTCTATCCAAACGTTGTTTCTTTGTCTCAGCATAACAACGAGGACATCTACAATATTTTTTGTTGCCGTTATGCGAAAACGACATTGTAGGAATCATCATGACTTGGCAATTGTTGCATAAAACCATAATCCAATACCTCCTTTAAAAATTGAATAACTCATTCAAAACTCGTGGTTCATATGTACGCTGATCCATTCCAGCAATAGCTTTTTGGATTTCATCTGTTGCAGTTTCGGATATCTTCTTACTCAAGATAATATCAACAACCTGCAACTCATTTTTAATACTTCTCCGTTTTATTCTCCTATCCTTAATCATCTTGTATGCTTTGTAACCTTGTGCCGCATTCAAATTACAGAACTCTATGTAATGATTCACATCAGACAATTCCTGGTCAACCTTACTTAATTGTTGAACCAATTCATCTTTCCTATGTAATGCTTCAGTCGCAAGTCCATTCAGCCCATCAATTTTGTCAATCCAACGTTGAATGTTCTCAGCAGTCGATACCTTTTCGGTATTTTTTTGTGCGGTTTCTTGTGAAATCTGCTTAATAAGTTTTGGTGGATCATCAATCTTCTGCACACGAAATACCGATTTCAACGCTTTAGACAAGTTACTTTGGAAGATTCCTGTTGCCTGTTTATTGGTAAAAATGTCAGCAAGAGCCTCACAAGACGTAGGAACATATTTACCCTTCCTATCTCGCATAATCCATCGAGTGCCATCAGTGATAACATACTGTGCCATTTCATCACTCCTTTATTTAATTTTAATAATGGAATATAAAAGATACTTCGAATTGAGAAAGTATTGACTTTCTGAATAAAAATATGTAATATTATATAAGGTGTATCTAGTATATACCGTGTGTTGATGCAGTCAAGGAGTCGCCAAACTTAATCTTGACTGCATTTTTATTTTCCGTACACGAACAATGATAGAACATATGTTTGCTTTTGTCAATATTTTTACAAAAATTTCTAATTCATGCAACTTTTGTTATTCTAGGTCGTTGTGTCTTGACTTTTTTAGAAGTATTGTTCCAAGTTTTCCTTTTGGAATATAATTAATCGGATCAGGCTGGTATTCAGTAAAAACACGAATCTGATTTAATAAATCATCGGCAATTTGGGCAATCGTCTTTGCCTTCTCAAACATATCCGAACACTCAACAAACATCTGTGAAGTAAATTCTTCATTGCAATCTTCCTGCTCCAAATCTCTTACGGCAACAAGAACCGTTGCATTTTTCTTTGCAATTTTTTTTGCTTCATCAATAGTCGTTATTATAAATTCCATAATACTCACTCCTTTATTATTCTCCAAAATTTGCTTCATAAACTTTCTTAATTGCTAATTTGGTATCGTTGTCAGTAACTGAACCGATTTTTCGGATAATTCGCTGACTACTAATTACTCGCATCTGTTCTCCCAACACAACTGAATCTGTTTTTAATCCGTTATTGGTATCCTTATGGATAATAGTATGTGTTGGCATTTCAAGTGATTTTAATTTCGAACTCAATGGCATAATTATAGTACAAGAACTATGAATATTTCCCATATCATTCTGTATAACAAGCACAGGTCTAACTCCACCCTGTTCTGATCCAATTGTTTTTCCTAAATCAGCTTGTACAATATCGTATCTTCTAATATCCAT